CGTCGGGATTGGCGTCATGGAGGCACTTCCAGCCAATCCATGCGTTGTCAGAGTAGTAGTTGCTGTACACGGAGCCCATGGAGCCGAACCCCAACACCCAGATGACCGTACTGTTGGTCTTGTGGACAACCAAGCGCCAAGCTTCGGTAGTCTTCGGATTGCCGGGGACGCCGGACTGAGAGTAGATAGTATAGACGCCGACGGACAGCCCCGCGATAACAGTGAGGACGTTATTGCCGCTGTTCAAGGTTACCGAGAGTTTCACGCCGCCGTTGTCCGCGGTAAACTGCATCGACTTGGCGATGTACGCTGAATCGTGGTTGTGGCCGCTGGTTGCAAAGCCGCTATGGGTATGGCTGGCGGCAGCAAAATCCGTAGAGTGCATTCCGTCCACGGTGTCAGCGTTGCCGCCGTTGGCGGGCAGGCTTGCGGGGATGGAGGGGATGGAGGGCCTGTCGGTCAGATCGTTGTAGCTGTGACCATGGCTTTCAGCAGCCGCACCGATGCTCGCGGGCGAATGGGTATGCGAAGTAGCGGCGTAGTTATGGGTATGGTCGCCTGCAGCCTTACCGTCCCACGCGGTCTTCTGGGCGGCGGTCACGTGGACGTCGCCGTTCTGGCTGTGCTCATAGGCGGTCTTGCCGCGGTCGCCACGGTATGCGGTAGCGGAGGTCTCACCGAGAGCCACGCCGCCAGCGACTTCCACATAAGTGGTTCCGCTCCAGCGGTAGCTCTTGTTGTTGCCGGTTGCGACGTAAATCTTTCCGGCCTCGCCGGTGGTGGGGAAATTCGCCACAGCCGCATACTCTACGACATCGTCCACGAAGGCGGGAAGCTGGGATGCGGGTACCTTGCCATCCACAAGGTCAGCCTTGGCTGCCAAAGCCGCAACGAGCCCGACGACCTGTGCCAGGGTGTGGTCATGGGTTGCCTCCGCCTTGGAAGCCAGGGCGGCAATCATACCGGTAATATCGGACTGAGCGTGAGTGTGCGTGGACGCCGCATAATCGTGGGTGTGCGAGACAGGAGCGGCCCCGATGGCGGCGGGAGAGTGGCTGTGATTGGCATCCGCATAGCCGGTATGCTCATGGTTTACCCCAGCATAGCCTGTGTGGGTGTGGTCGGCGTCTGCATACTCGGTGTGATTGTGGTTGACGTCCGCATAGTCGGTATGCTCATGGTTCGCCGCAGCATACCCTGCGTGGGTATGATTTGCGTCGGCGTATCCATCGTGCTCGTGGTTCGCCGCAGCATACCCTGCGTGGGTGTGGTCGGCTTCTGCCTTGCCATCCACTACGTCGGTGAGGCAGACTGCTTCCTGGTCACCGTACCAGACGGTGTTCGAGGAAATTTGGGGATCAAAGTTGGGATTAGACATATTTAGTTGTACCTCCAAAAAAAATTACACATTAAGAAAGTTTGGCGAGGAAAAAGGTGTAGGTAATGCCGTCTTGTATTCTTCCAATGATTTTTCGTGATGAAATACTAACGTAAAAATCGAGATAATCATATGTTGTTGACGAATAGTATTTACGCCATTCGCATATCTGCAGGGGTAAACGCATAGATGAATCGTAGTAAAAAACACCGAGCGATTGGTAGTATTCACTATCGTCTATCTCATCGACAACTTTCACGTATCCGGTATACCAACCGCTCCCTGTTGGCATGTACGCGTCCGTATATTCGGTCGGTATCACATTAAGCAGACCCGTGATGCCGAGGTTCTTTCGCGCCGCCTCGGCGTTGTTTGCCCCTGTGCCTCCCCCTTCAATCGGGACGGAGCCGTAAAGGTACGCGGCAGATGGTCTCATAAAGTCCACTTTCCACAGCGTGCCTGTGAACGTCATTGTGATGGGACAGGCGGCATTAAGCCACGTATCCATGGCTGCCGTCGTAGTGGCGACGCTGTTACCTGTCAGCGGTTGTCGGATGCCCTTGGCGCCCAATCCATTGACGTCCAGCGTGGGGGTTATGCTGGCCGACGTCCGAGAGAGCTGCAAGGTTATCTTCAATCCAGGATACAGTTCTGTAACGCCCGGAACGGTAGCGGTGTAAGCCACGCCATCATCCGATGTGGCGTCATAAATCATTTCCGGCTGGGATTCGATGGTCTTCTTGGCGAAGTCCGCGCCATCTACATTCCCGAGATTGACGTCTGCTTTTTTTGCCAGGTCTTTATTGAGCATGACGATGGTGACGGTGTCTGAAGGGGACACGACAAGCTCAACGGAATCTGCCTGTCCGAATTGAAAGTAGAACACCCACTCGGCAATATAGCCGGGAGATTCGGTTTCGGACGGAACTTCCGTTCCTTTGCCGCTCTCAGCTTGCGTGATGGCGTAGAGGATTTCTCCCTCGTCAGGATCGGTCGCGTAGATGCCGATTTGCATGGCGGTATATCCCTCGGTAATCCCGACATTATTCAAACGGCATGGCAGGGCGCATTTTCCCTCTTCCGGATACGTCAATTCACGAAAGGTCAAGGTCTGTCTTTCTCCGATGACCGCCGTTTGCGCCTGCAGCTCGTCGGGTGATACATACCCCGTGCCTGCCACAGCTCTGGTGATGGTGAGTTTCGTGCCGGCGATTAGTTTGGCTTGGAGCGCAAGCCCCTTTTTGGTAATCGCTCTATTTGCCCATGTATCCATTATTGATACACCTCCACTCTGTAGATATTTGCTCTGGTCAGAGCTACGGCCACTTTAATTTCATTCTCGGTGACGACTCTGTGCGCCACCTGCAGTTTGTAAATAAGGTGTGCCGGTTTTTTCTTTTCAAGGACAGCCACGACGGGCGCGATTGATGGTATCGGGTCTTGTATCTCGACTCTGAAGGTGTTGGGCGCGACGTTCTCAATGATTCGCACCTCAATACCTCCTATCGCGCTGGAGATGGCTGCCGCCAGTCTTGTTGGGTTGCAAGGACCGCGAGACATAAGCTTTGCCAGTAGCCTCGCCTGCCGTTGCTCGGTCGTCAAGCTGCTGTCCTTCGGAAGCGCATAGTGTTGCTCCCACATATCGAGCAGCAAGACCGATGTTGCCGGGTTGGTCTCCTTGTACAACGCTTCAGCGTACTGAACGACCTTGTCAAGGATGAGTCCGTTGGCTTGGAACAGCCAAAGTCCCACATAGCTGTCTCCGTAGATTGGCGACACGAAGTCTATCATTTTCTGCGCTGTTGGGCTTGTCAGAATTGCGGTGGATAGCTCAGTCCTCTGTCTCATGAGCGCCTCCTCACACGGTGCCTGCGGTCAAGAGCAAGCATTCAGCTGTAATGACCGGAAGCTTGGTGTTTGATACGGCGATATTAGATGTGCCGTATGTGATATTCCCCTCGTTGTTCACGCCGATTTGGACATTGGCATAGTCGTACACACCGTTTGTCTTGGAGAGCTCGCGCGTGATTCTGGAATAGCGAATTTCTCCGTCCTGCATGGCTTCCGGCAAGTATGCCATAAGCAACGACAAGAACGATGCGCTGACAGACTCAATGGTAGCGTCGTCTTTAAGCTCGACTGTAGCCTTGATGGCGACTGTGACGGTCTCGGGCGCAACGACGGAAAGAGACGCATTGGTCGGTGCAAGTCTCGCACTCGGATTGTCGGGCGCCATGATGTAATTGTATACATCGGCGCGCAGCTTTTCGTTGGCGGGATCGCCGTTGGCATCAAGAAGCACGATGGTCACAAGACCCGAAGTGTCCTGCGCAGGGATAACCTCCGCGGCGCCGACGCCGTTGACGCTCTCTGCCCACCGCTTATAGTCCGACGGGCTTCCTACGAATGAGTCCCCGAGTGATTGGTCGTACTCGGTGATTCGTGCCTGCAGCGACTCATCGTCCTCTTCCTCAGTGCCGCCTGTGATGACGGCTTCATTGGTCACAGACTTAATGCCCGTGAGCTTGCTGCCGACGTGGATGATGGTGTTCGCGGCGGTATTCCCTCCGATGCCCGTCTTCGTGCATTCAATGTTGACCGTGATGCTCCCTGACTCCGGAATCGTGACATCTTCCGTTGTCCGATATTCGGTCGAGGGCTCGTTATTGATGGTCGATGTGACGAACAGGCTGCCGGACGGTATGACTGCGCCTGCAGTACCTGTGATGGTTATTTCTCCGGACGCCGCAGTCGCCGCTCGACGCTTCATGGCTCGAATCTTAGCCTGGTCATCAAGATAGGTACCAAAGGCAGTCTCGGGGTTTATTAAACTTATGACATTCGGCAAGATGTACTCGCAGAGAAAGGATGCTATCAGCGCGGGTGACCGAGTCAGGTTCCATGCGTGACCTCCTTCGCTCATGTCTATGTCAGGCGGGAGAGCAGCCAAGCCTATGCTATGCATATCATCGGGGCTGCATTTTTCCAAAAATGAAGGAGTTGTAAGGTCCGCCATTTATATTCCTCCTTTGGTGATGTATGCGGTTATATCTATGGTGGCATCGTACACACCGTGAACAATGACGCGGACCTTCATAGCATCGGGAGCCGTCCACTCGATCTGGATGTCCTCGATGTAATCGGTACGCTCATAGGGGTCTGCAAGCAATGCCTCGGTTATCTGTATGATGAGGATGCTCTCGGCCTCCTCGGGTGATTCGGCGGCAAATATGAGGTCATACTCAATGCCGAAGTCTGTGCTATAAGCAGCGTGCTTATAGCGCTCCGTGTGCATACAGTTGATACACCATGACCTCCAGCTTTCAATGCCGTCGCTGTCAAGTATTTTATTGCGTCCGTCGCACTTGAATTCTCCTGCGGTTTCATCAAATGCGAGACCGTTGCGGTATCCTTTCGGCCGCTCCCTCTCGACATCCTCAAGGGTTACGACCTGTTGTTCATATCCTTCCGGGAAAAGGTTCGGCATATTGTACCTCCCTTACTCTGTCTCGGTCGTGCCGGACACGACGATTGCTACAATGATTGGCTCATAACCAATCCATGCCACAAGCACGCGGTCGCCGCCCTTGAGCTTCCGAAACACGGAAGGCATTCGATGGCTGTGAGTGTTGAGCAGGGATTCATCGGTCTTGTAGTCTTTGTGCGTGAGCCTGATGTCAACCATATAATCGTTGGGCATGATACGGTTGTTCAGTCCGTCGACAGATAGACTCATGTCATCGTTGATCTTGCCGAGTTCTAACGTCGTCGGTATATTCTTCTTCGCGGTGCTTTGCATTCGCCCTGCGAGGACGTTGCCGAGCCGCTTCATGTTGTTGCCCATCTATAACCCTCCTGTCTCGCTCACACGGGCTTGCTGTGATGCGTTTCTTTGTTCGTCGGGTGTTCGTCTCCCCCTCCGCTTTCTTCGCTCTCGTGGCGAATTTAAGGCATTGAAAGGGTCAACGTCATTTCGTTCTTTGTGGTATCCGATACTCTGTCGATATCATCCACGATGAGGTACTTATTCTTGATGTCTCCGGCATTGACGTACATCATGTCTCCCTTGCGAATCCACGGGATGTCCGGGGCTTTGAGCAAATAAGACCACTTTGGGTCGCCATCGGTCTTGATGATATACCGAGCTTCCTTTTTCGCATCATCAAGGGTCGTGTTCTCATCCCTGCGTATGATTTTTTGCAGCGTACCGTACTTCTTCGTATTTCCGCTCTCAACAGCTTCGACGGGTTCTCGGTCTTCGCTGTCAGCTGTGCCGAGTATGACAACCTTAGTGACCACGCCATTCATGGTGAATTCTGCCGAGGCGCTGATAGCGTTCGATTTCTCAAGGATTCGATAGATTGTCTTGTTATCTCCGACACGCTTGACCTTCATCACATCTTTATCGCTGATGATGGTATAATCCTTGCCGGTCTGCTTCTTGACGGGGTCGAGTATATCGGACGTCAATATATCCGACAGGCTTCCTCGGAGCGCAAGCTTGGGATGGGTAATGCTGTCGTAGGTGTACTCCAGCTTGACGCCCCAATCTTGGCATACCTTACCGACGATATCTTCCGTCGCCATGCCTGATGCGAAGAATTCCGAGGCTTCGGACTCTTGCATGTAGATTAGATGGTCATAGCCTTTAATCGTCATGCTGCGTTCTTCAAGAGCAGATTGTTTTCCACCGCCCCAGACATAGCCACGGAACACCTCGTCTCTCGTCGTGCCGTCGTTTGCGTATATGTATATGCGGTCGCAAGCTGAAATTAAATCTGACAGTTGCGATCCGCCCACCTTGACGTTGGCAATTTGGAGAGTGACGCTTTGCGCCAGTTCTTTTTTTGCCTCGGAGCGGTCTACGGAGCTGATTGCCGCAGAAACATTGTATTTCTTGGTCTCTGACACGATATACACCGTGTATAGAGGGGTTATCGCCGATGCTTTCACGATTTCACCTGCTCTCGTGCTTTATGGGATGGTGATAGTCGTTCCGGGGAATATCCACCATCCATTGTTACTGGAAGAATAGCCGCGACTTTTGGCAGTCTTCTCAATAATGACTCTGTTGGCGTTGTACAGCGCTTTCCAATACGTACCCGAGCCAAGATAACGCCGGGAAATGTCCCAGAGAGTGTCGCCGGATTTGATGGTATATACCTTAGTGCTTGTTGTGCTGCGCTTTGTTGCGGTATTGGTATTGGTATTGGAGTCTTTGACGGTCTCGGACGTTATTCCAATCGTCTTGCATTCCTTGAACGCTACTTCATAGACCAAATCGCCAAAGGCGCCGGACGGCTCAGCTGTGTATTCTGATACGAATACATCCATGTTGATGGGATACCCTGTCACGATGAGCGTGAGCTCCTCGCCGCGTTCCTTCCAACGCTCAAGCCATCTATGGTATGTTGCTATGGGTTTCCACTCTCCTCGGAGCATGGACTTGTCTGTCCGAAAGGCTCCGGGGAATTCACTCTGCCAGGAGATGGTGGCCAGCCCCACGCCTGTTGGGGCTGACACATCTCCTCTACCCATAATCGGATAATCCACGAATTTCCCGTCACCGAATTTTACGGAGATTTTTTCAGGCAGCACGGGTATCCGTATTCTCTTGCTGACATCGCTTTTTTGAAAAATGTGGATATCTACGTTCATGCCACTCCTCCTTTAACGGGTGTATTTGCAAACTGTCCGTCGAGCGCGTCGGCCAGCTCTCCAGCTACGACCTCAGCGATCTCCGCTGCTTTTGCTTTTATGGTTTCTACAATATTTTCAGCGTCACGTGCATCAATGTGGATTTCCACCTTAATGCCTCCGACTTCAATGACCACGTTCTTGCCGCCTTCGCTTTCGACCGAGCCATAACGCTGGAATCGAATTCCTTCATCGTTGCCGCCGACGATACCGCCGCGGGCGAATCCGGGAACACCCATCATCTGTCCGGCTTTTGCCCAGAGCTTCAAGCCGCGCTCGCGTCTCTGATGGCTGAGCGGGATTATCATCTCAGGGCTGCCTTCCTCGGCGACCTTGATTATTCTTGAGCCGCCTGCAACCATACCGCCGTTGGAGAAGCCATCTATCATACCGCCACGGGCGAATGCCTCAAAGGAGCTACTGCCGCCGACGATGCCGCCACGGGCTTTCTTGCCGCCGTACTTGCCGCCGGAGCCCTCCTCCAAGCCGCTCATGAAGTTATCTTTGATATTGTCGAACCAGCCTGTCACCTTATCCCAAACGGTACTTACCCATCCGGGAATTGTATCTGTGAAGAAGGTTTTAATCGGAGTCCAGATATTTTCGACGAAGCCATCAACCGCCTCGTTGAAGAGGGTCACGACAGAGTCCCAGAGATTTGAAAACCAATTAGGAACGGTCTCCGTGAAGAACGGGACGATGTGTCCGGTCCACGTTGATTCAGCCCACGCGGGTAACGTTTCCGTAAAGAACGTACCGATAGCAGCCCAGAAGTTGTCCCATACTGTCGGTATGGTCTCTGTAAAGAACGGGACAATATGACCATTCCAGACTGTGTCAGCCCAGGCAGGAATCGTCTCCGTAAAGAACGTACCGATTGCTCCCCAGAAACTATCCCATGCCGCAGGTAACGTTTCGGTGAAGAATGGGACTACGTAACCATTCCAGACCGTGTCAGCCCACGCGGGAATGGTTTCGGTGAAGAACGTACCGATTGCATCCCAGAAGCTGTTCCAAGCTGCAGGTAGCGTTTCGGTGAAGAAGTTTATCACCTTGGCCGTTACATAGCCAATAGCGTATGGCACTGTTTCTGTAAAGAATGTCTCGATTGCCCCCCAGAATTTATCCCACGCATCCGGTATTGTCTCTGTGAAGAAGATCAACACCTTACCCGTTGCATAACCAAGGGCATATGGCACTGTTTCAGTGAAGAATGTGCCTACTGATTCCCAGAAGCTATCCCAGGCACTCGGTATTGTTTCGGTGAAGAAATTTGATACTTTTTCCGTGAGGGTGTCCCATGCTGTGGGGATTGTTTCCGTGAAAAAGCCGCCGACTTTGTTCCAAAAACCGTTCCATTTCTCGGGAATCGTTTCTTTGAACAGTTTGGACATCTTTTCTTTGAATGCCTTCGGGTCTTCCGCCGCCTCGGTGGCAGCCATGGTAAGTCCGGCGATAGGGTCTATTATGCTAACAGCTTTTTTGACACCCTCTGGGGCGTTACTGTTTGCAAGTTGAGCGCCGACGTTTGTCGACAAACCGGCACCGGCACCAATAATCGCGCCGATTGGTCCGCCTACAGCCAAACCGAATCCGGCTCCCTTGAGCATGTTGCTTGCGGTACTCCATATTCTTCCGCCGACTCCGGTGGCTTCATAATCACCCGCAAGGCTCTTGACGACGCCTTTGCCGACAGATTGTCCTGTGCTATCACCTTCGCGTTTGGCTTTTGTATAGCCTGAAACGCCGTCGATGGCGAAGTCGAGGGCAGCCAGCCACGGAGCGGCTTTGGTTGCGAATTTTGAGGCTTTCGGGAACATCTTCGCCACGGCAGACCCGGCTTTTCCCGTAAATGCTTTGAACTTAGATGTGGTCCCAATCACATCACCTGCAGCATCGGTGTATGTATATAATTTTTTTGCCGTACCTGCGCCCTTGAACAATTTTGCCATGTCAACGGCATCATCGGCGCTTCCGATGAGCTTTGCACCGTCAACGACATCATCCACTTTGTTTCCTGCAGTGAGAAGTTTTGTGCCGTCAACGACATCATCTACTTTGTCCCCTGCGGTGAGAAGTTTCTTTGTTTTGTTTGCCACCTGCGCAGTCTTGTACGTTTGATAGGCATCGGTCGCGTTATCAACGATGTCTGATGGTCTATTCATCTTGCTTCCGTATACATTCACGACACCAGCGGTCACGTCCATGGTGGCGGTCGCATACGAGCCAAGACCGGAACCGGAACCGGAGCCTCCTGATTTGCCCGGAAATAGGTTTTTTATGTTTCCGACAAAGTTGCCGACGCCCGAGGCCAATTTGAAGGCAAGGACAGAGCCGAGCACGGTGGCAAGTCCCTTATTGTTTGAGACCCAATCCGACAAGGCTTTAGTGATCTTCTCGGTATCGAATCCCTCCAGGAAGCCCTCCATGAACGAGCCTCCTATAGACACGCCATCCGCGATAGCACTTTCAGCATCCAGTCCCAGCAGCACTAATAATCCGCCGGTGATGCCGGTACCGAGCGTCTTGCCCAGGCTACTTGCTATTTCTGCCACTTTCTTTTTACCGGTGGAATTCCACCACGCAGATAGCGGCTCAGCGATAACCTCATCCCAGAGGATTTTGACTTTTCCGCCGAGACCTGCGTTTTTGAATACGTCTGTATTTGTAACTTCTTTAATGGTCTTGACTGCCTTTTCCAGTTTGTCGGCAGCCCAATTAGACAGAGCCTTACCGACTCCATAGATAGTGTCGCCGAACTCTGCCAGAGCTGTATCAGCAGTATCGAGGAGTGACACAATAGACCCAAGACCGCGCTTTGCACCGTCCTGGAGACCCTGTCCCCATTTACGGAGAATGTTGATTTCAAAAGTATCTTGAATTTGCGACCACAGACCCTCGACGGTCTCGTTGGCTGTCTTGTCCATCATTCCGTCGAATTCTTCCATACCTTGAAGGATAAGGTCTATGGCTTGGTTGGCACCTATAGCGCCCTTTTCGAGGTCTTTGGCCAGCTTGGCCATGCCTGCGTCGTCCGTACCGTATCCGAGACCTTCCGCGAGGTATGCTTTTGCCTTAATACCTGCAGATGCCAGTTGGTTGAGCTCTTGCGTGCTCAATTTACCTTTTGACCTGATTTCGGACAATGCATAGACAATGGATTCAAGACCCGCATCGCCCTTACCTGTCGCCGCAGCCGCGTCACCGATGGTATCCATGTCCTTGATGATTCTATCGGTATCCCAACCGTAAGCCATCATCTTTTGAACATTCGAGATAACTCCGGAAGTCTTAAACGGCGTCGCTTTAGCGAAGGCGTCGATTTGGTCCATCATCTCCTGTCCGCCCTTCTCTCCGAGCAGAGTGGAGAAGCCTATCTGTGCGCTGGAGTAAGCGTCAGCGAGATTGATGGGGTTCATTACGAGCTGCTTTGTTGCAACGCCCGCAAATACTGCAGCTGCGAGGGTCTTTATATTGAATAGGGCGTTTTTGATTTTATTGAGCGGCGTTAGGGCATAGTCTTTGATTTTGACGATTGCTTGCCACGTCTTCCCGGCTATCCCCTTCGCGAGCGTAGTGACCTTAGACAGGATTGATGATGCTTTGTCTTTCGCCGCAATAATCGCAGACCATGACTTTCCTGCGAAGTTCTTGGCTTTGGCCACAATATTTCCAATGACCGAGGAAGCCTTGTCTTTTGCATCAAAGAATGCAGAAAATTTCGACTTAGCGAAGGCTTTTGCCTTGGCTTCAGCATCTCGCATTTTTTTAACGAACTTACTGTCCTCAACGTCAAAGTGGGGTCGCGCCTTCTTCTTGCCGAGTCTGTCCGTTTCTTTTGCGGCTTTTTTCGCTTCCTCGCCAATGTCTCCGACAGCTTCGGAGGCAGTCTGGGCATCGTCTGTTATATTGTCTTGGAATCTTGCCTCTACATCTATTACAACCTTACGCGCCATTCGTACCGCCTCCTTTGCTGTTCTTCTTGACTATGTTTCGAATCTTCACCGGCGTATCACCGTCTTCCAAAGCTACAAGGGTCGAGGCCATTATGAAGCTCCGCTCCCCATGAGGGATTAAGTCATTACGAGTGCGGAGCCCCATTAAAATGCCCGGTTCTATCCCGTTGTTTTGGAAGGCAACGTGGAGGGTATACGCCAGATCGGATTCACGGATTAGTTTTTTGCGTATTCGGTCTCATCCATGTTCTTTTCTTCTTCGTCATCGCCGCCGTCTTCGTCGTCGATTCCGCTGATTTCCATAACGGTATCAGCCAGTTTCGACTTTTCACCGATTTTCAGGAGAAGGTCGATGCTCTCAACGGGCAAGGACAGACCGAACTTTTTCATAAGGGCGGGATTGCCCCAGATGTTCTGCTGGTCTTCCTCGGTGGTGGCGAGATAAATAAGCCATGATGTGAATTTTGTTGTATCAAACTCCTTCTCAATCAGAGGGAGTTTCTTTCCGTTAGGGTTCGGCATGTATGTGGTCGCTTTTTTACGAGCGAAGCGGCTGTCCTGGTCGCTGACGGGATGCACATGCACCGTGAACAGATACTTGCCGTTCCTCTTGATTTCTACTTCGGTAATGTTGTCTTCCGAGGTCTTATACTCTGCTGCTTCCAGCAGCGCTGTAACAAGGTCATACTCTGCTTCCTTGCGGTTGGATGCCTGGTCAAGACCTGTGACGGATGTCTTTTCGGTGTCATTTGTGTTAGCTTTCATTTTTTATCCTCCTTGATTTGTGCCCCCATTCGGGGGAGGCCACTTGTTAGTGGCCTCATATGTGTGTGGGTTAGAGTGAGTTGAGATAAGTGGATGCGAGGGAGCTGATGAATTTAGGCACTTCGTTCAGCGCAAATGCCATCTCTCTCTCTATGACTTCGCCCGGCGTGAGGGTCTGGAGTCCGATGGTACCGTTGGGGACAGCGTTGTTGTAGGTGATGCGCTGTTCCTGCCCGTCGGGCTTGTTAGCCACGCCCTGGAAGTTGTAGACCGGGAATTTGCCTTCCTGAAGCTGCTCCAGTATAGGCGCAATAAACACGTCGTCGCGAACGACACTTTCCGTAAAGGTCAGGTCGAAAGACACGCCTGTCGGTACGCGCTTGATAACGGGATCGCCGACATACTGCTTCTCTACGGTTGTGAAGTTCATCACAACGGAATAGTTAGCCACTTCGAGCAGGGGCGTATTCACGCCGTTGACTTCAACCATGAGGCATCCGTCTTTACCGGTCATAAGCTCTACGGTATTGAGGGTTTGATTTTTAGGCATATGTCACACCTCCTTATGAATTCTGGCTGTATCGGAACTGATACTGCAGGTAGATTTTCTCAAGGCTGTCTATGTCGTCAGCCTGGATGATGAACCATGCAGAATCGCCGGCGTAGGGGTTAGCGGGGTCCTCGGTAAACGATGCACCGGGCGACAGTTTACCTTCGGTGTTGGCCATCTGGTCGAGGACGCGCTGTGCGGTCTGGATAACGTCTGCGATACCGTCCGTGTTTGCGGATACCTTGCCGACCTTGGGGGAAAGAGCGCGGTCCAGACGGTCGATAAGTTCAAAGCGAACCTTAACGCGGCGTATCTTCTTCCAGCCATCGTCCTGTGTGCCGGGCTCGGGATTGACGAGCGTATTGATGCCCGTGTCATACCAGATAACTCCGGAAGTAGACATGGACAGCATCAGCATACCCGAGGTAATGGCCTGCTCGTACTGCGAGAACGTCAGATATTCGCACAGCTCGGTTGCACCGCTTATCGCGGTATGGGTTATGCCGCGATTGGAAGGAGTGGACGCGATAACGCCTGCAGTGTAGCAGATTGCCATGACGCCGTCCTTGTTCTCGGTGCCTGCCTTGAAGCCGCCGCCGAGGTATACGACCTTAGCGTCATTAAATGCCTTAGCATGTGCGCAGCGATCCGCGAATGCGACGGTAGTCTTCTCGCCGACAACAGCGATAGCCAGCTTGCCCATCTTATACGCGTTATCGAGGTATGCCTGGAGCAGAAGGCTCAAGGACAGATTCTCGTCATCGTCCACGTCGATGGCGATAGTGTTGTAGTAGTAGGTCTCGAATGCATTGAATGCAGTGGAGTAGTCGTTTACCGTGACCGTAGGGTTCTCGCCGCCGGTGAGAGCGCCGGAAGCTACAGCCAGTGTGGGGATGGTTGCCGCGGCACCCGCAATGTCGAGGTAGGTGGAGTTCTTTGCTGCTGCGACCAGATTGTCGCCCTCAGCCTTGCCATCGGCAGCGAAGTCGAATGCTTCAACAAGAGTGGTATCTGCATAGACCTGCAGACGCTTCTGGGTGTCATCGCCAATCTTGGTCTGTACCGACACGCTGATTGCCATAGTGCCGGGATACTTCGCTGTCGCGGTCAGACCCTCTGCGAGTGAGATGGATGCCTTTTTGCCGCCGGTACCCATGCGGTAGGTGTACACAACGGAGGCACCGCCGTCAAACATAGCAGCTGCGGCGGGTACGGTATAGCCGGAACCATATGAGCCGGTACCATAGTTTCTTATCAGGTCGAGGGTGTTTGCGTTAGCCAGCACCTTTCCAAGAGGACCCCACGACGCCTGTACGGGGATGGCACAAATGCCGTCCTGCGAGCTCACAGGCGCAACGACTGAGGTATTCACGTGGCGCTGGTAAACACCGGGGCGAGTCTTATTCTCGCCAACATTGTAGAATACGGCCATATTTTACTTGACCTCCTTATTCTTGAATTTTTCGATTATTCTTTGAGCCTCCGAGAAGGTTGCCTTTTCTATGCCCGCCTGGCGGAGGGCTGTGGCGACGATCCCGTAAGAGGCATTAAAAGCGTTATGATTTTCCGCGAGTTCTTCCGCAGTATACACAGCTTCGACGGGTCTGGCAGCGTTCACCACGGTGGCGGGAATAGCTTTGTTCTCCATAGGGGGAACTCCTTTCAGTAATTGAAGTGGTCTATTGTGTCCGAGGTCGGCTTATAGACGATGATGCCGTATGTCGCTTCCACCGTCAGCTGACCTGTTTTTAGCGCGTCTGCGCCGTCATTCAGCGAGTTGGAGCGGTTCACCATGACCGGCGCTTCTCCGTCTTTCAGGAGCCTTTTTGAGGCGTACAGCCCCGTCATGAGGCGGCGACCGATAGTCATAGCGGTGGATAAGTCCTCGGAGAAGATGTGTCCGCGCACGGTTGCCGTTCGCCAGATGGTCGAGAATGAATCGCGTATCCACCCTGCGGGTTTCTCCCCGACGAGTCTCCAATAGACGGCGGACTCGCCACTTGTCGGCTTCCATGCACTTTGGGGTAGTTTGTCGAAGTTGATGACATACAAGCCATCAAAGGCGCTGCTCCACTCATTCAGCCGCGCGATGACGTCAGGCTTATCGGTGGTGAGCACGGGAAACGCCAGAAGGTCAAAAGACACCGTGCATCCCGTCACGCGCTTGGTAGGCTCGGTAAAGTAGGAGGAATTCCGCCATTGAGCCGCTACAGTGAAGCCATCGTTTGAAAAGAAATAGCCGTGTATGAGCTCTCGGACGATTGGCTCCACGTCCTCCGGGAATTGCGAGTTTTCGTGACACATGATGTCTACGACGAGCGTTCCGCCCATGGTGCGTTCCGGGTCACCCTGCATATCCTCTGTAAATACGATTCTGCCGTACTGCGGTCCCGAGCCCCACAGGGGGTCTGTGTCCGCCGGTGCCTCTTGGTTGAAGACGGCAGGAATGCCGTTATACTTTGCGAGGTATTCGGCGAGCTCTTTTTGCTCTTTCAGATGGGTATAAAGTGCTTGCTCTATCATGGCGGGTCTCCTTAGAAGTAATCTTGCTCATATATTCGCACGATCTCATCCTCAGCGTGGTCAAGGATTCTGTCGTGATGCGGACGAGGAGCCATCCTCCTCGTGCCGTTTTCGAGAATTTCGCCGAGATTATGCTTTCCGTCGTCTGTTGTCACGTCACTTTCGATTCGCGATACATACGTTCCGAACACTACGCGCGATTGAGGCTGCCATGAGTTTCGGAAGGTTCCGGTTCGGACTGCAGGCGGCTCGCCGGGAGCGGATGCGGTGTAATACCGTCCGTTCTTCATCTTGCCGTCTGTCTTGTCTCTTTGCCTGCGGTACGTTCCCGGCACTTTGTACCGACGTCCGCTCCGCTGCCCTCTCAAGATAAGCATTGCGGAGTTCCGAAGCTCAAGAGCTGCAGTCCATGCTCGACCTTCCATTTGGTGCTTAATCTCAGCCGATACGCTTTCCACGACTTGTTCCAGGGATGGTCCTCTGTATATGATTTTACTCATTGCAAGTCCTCCCTTTCCTCGACGTGATAGATGGTATAATGACCGAGCTCGCCGGGGTCTTTGGGTTTCCCTTTCACCAAGAAGCGACGCCCCTCATCCTCCAACTCCAGCACATCATTTGCCTTTGCGCGACCTTTGCCGCCGTGCTGAACGATGGTGTGAGTGATAGGATGTCCCAGCTGCTTCCACTGCTCTATTTCTTTCGGACTGGCTCCGGTGATGATGCCGAGTATTGTTCCGACCTGCTTCAGCTCTCCGGTATACGGACGTCCCTTTGCGGTCATTTCGCCCTCGCGGCGAAGGACGGTAAAGGTCTTAAATCCCTGACCGGGTCTCAACAGTCCGGTAAAACGTAACATATGGCATCATCTCCTTCGTCAGAATTTGCGGGGGTTGGCTTGCATATCGTTGTAAAAGTACGGGGTACCACCATGGGGCATCAGGCTTCCGGGGTCTCCGGCTCTGGGCACACCGGCAATTCCGCTCAACGTCTTCTTTTCTTCGTCCAGCATCTTTTTCCACCGCTCGAAGCGATCCGAAAGAGAGTAGGACAGCCCTCCCACGTTGGTGTTTACCTCGTAGGACAGTTTCATGACGATGGCTTTCAAGCAGTGGTATCGTGCTTTGCGCCAGTTTGCGCCGTACTTTGTGATAATCGCGGTGTATTCCTCGTCACAGAGGGGGCTGCAGATGCCTTCGTTCTCGACAACGGTGTCGCCGAGCTCGAAGCGCATCTGATGAAGCCCTTGCTCTGTAATCTTGGTGGGGTCATAGCTGTAGGTTGCCATTACTGCTCACCTGCGAGTTCCTTTGCGCGCGCTTCAGCCGCCTCTTTGATACTCTTGCGGGAATCCGCAAGGTGCAGAAGTATCAACGCGTCAGCATCATCCATCTCGTTGATGATAGCCTCTGCGTCTGTTGCTTTGCCGATGAGGACGTTGAATACGTCCTGTATGCCTCTGTCTGTCGGCTCAAGCGTCATTTCATTGCCGTCACTATGAACGACAAGAGACACTTTGGACTCAGGGTATACGACGGTCTCATGCACATCGACCTCCGCTTCGACGTTCACAATGGTGAGGACGCCGAGCTTCTCCTGCGCGGCAGGAGAAGCGACGTACTCGGCGGGGATTTCATTCCCAATGTAAAACTGCTTGCCGCCGAAGCTACAGGGTTTCAGAGCAATCAATTTTGTAACGGTTGCCATATTAGACAACCTCCGAGCAGAACATAGCCAGGTCGTCGGCGGTCTTCTTCATGGTGTAGGACATCAGACCCTCGATGTATTCGGAGTGGGTACCGTTGTCACCGTCGTAGTGGAAGATAGGCATGATGTTACCATCGCCCAGCATATCCCAAGTTAAGATATAACCTGCGGAAGGCTCCTCAATGGAGGGGGCATTGGTCGCATATGCGAGCAGGAGGGCGTTGGGGTCGCCAATGAAGTCCATCTCAGCGTCTGCGCCCATGTTTGCCTTGTTGTAGATGGACATCAGGACAACGAGCTCGTCAATTTCGAAGAGCTGAGCCAGTACGTTCTTTGTAACGTTGGCAGGGTTGGCAGTAGTGCCGCCGAACTTCACGCGCTCAAGGATAGCGGGGTGGTGACGAAGTGCATTGAATACGTTCGCACCGATTGCGACCTTGTTAGGAGTGCGGCCGGTATTCTGGTGCATCTCCAGTTTACGGTCAGCGATGAACTTGATGGGGTCGGAATTGTTGTTGGAGAACTTGATGAACTGCTTACCGGAGACGTTCACGTCGTCGATACCGGTCCATTCGTTAGTCCACACGCCGGACTTGAAGAAGCCTTCAGCAAACAGTCTGTCCTGATGGATGTTAGCCTGCTCTGCCATAGCCTTTGTTCTCTGGGTGCGGGGGTCTGCAAGAGCGGGACCCTGACGACGCTGCAGGTCAGTCTGACGAATCTGGTCGATACCCATAATCATCTGCTCAACCTGGCAGTTGTAGGTGTCGGTGTGCTCGGACAGTACGACGGGCGTTACCTTGCCGTAGGCAGGCTTTTTCGCCCAGTTATCACGAAGGAGGTCTTCCTTGTCGAATATGTAGTAGCTGTCAGCGGACAACGATACGCGGCAGATGGGGAAGATTGCCTTTGCGAAGTAGTTAGCGGCGTTCTGGTAGTATGCCAGAGCCATATTGGTCAGCGCGGTATGGGGTCTGAACTGGCCTTTAGCGATTTGCGATTCAATCGTCTTGTTGGTGATATTCATTTATGTTTCCTCCTTATGCCTTCTGATATTTTGCGATCTGGACCTGCATATAATCGCCAGCCTTTGCGTCCTGGCGTGCAAAGCCGAGGACGTAGTTGCCGGATGCAGCTACGACAGCCAGACCGTCAGCACCTGCGGCGACTTCCTGGCCTTTCTTAATGTCAGCGCCTGCGAGAACTACGCCGATATCCTTGATGAGGATGTCGACATCATCGTTAGCGGCGACCTTTCCGGACTCCTGCCCGGAGATGTCGTTATAACCGGCTTCGATGATGGCGATACCGACGGGAATGTCGGTGCCTGCGGTTGCCAGCACAACCTTGCCGTTCTCGTCAAACTTCATGATACGGTTGCGAACGTCTGCAATAGCAGCGCCAGCCTTCTCTACGATGGTCTGGGTGCCGTTGATCTGAACGCCGTTATAGTTTCTTTTTGCCATGGTTTCTATCTCCTCTCTTATTTGTTGTGGTACTCGGCATCGTACTCATCCATGAGGTCGGGGTCTTCCCACGCCTTGGCGATAGCCGTAGTATAGTCCATGTTCGGGTCTGCTTTCATGATTTCCTTAGCCTTGGCCTCTGCCTTGTCGACTGCGCTTCCCGCTGCACCTTCAGCACCGGCAGACTTGCCGATTTCAGTGAACAAGCCGGACTTTTCAACGATGCCCAGGCTCTCATCCAGAATAGTGGTGTAAGCCTTGAAGTTAGCCTCGTTCGACTTCTTCATTTCATACAGGGTCTGTGCCAGCTCGTCTTCCTTCTTGCCAAGGGGAGCGTACTTCTTCGCGAGTTCGGTCATTTCCTTCATCTCGATGGACTTTCTCAGGTCCTGAAGCTCGCTCAAAGCTGTCTCGATTCTGGGGTCTGCAACAGGTGTGTCAGATTTCTTTGTGTCTACCACGTCATCTACCTCTGCTTTCTTAGTTTTTTTCGAAGGCTTGGGGTCTTCACCCTCCATCTCCTTCTGGGCGGCCGCCGGGTCAACGTCAGCCTTACCGATGGCGATCAGCTCTTCATACTGAGCGAGCTGTTCCGCCGTGAACTTGCTCTTGTCGATTGTGAACATTTCTGTTACTTCCTTTCGGTTATATTTTTTTTGGCCCTTTGGCCTGTGGTACATAGTTATTCGTCTTCCTCATCCTCATCGTCGGAGTCAGCAATCTGCTCGAATGCCTCCTCCTCGGTGGACATGCGGATTTCCTTGCCCTTAACGAGTATCATCAAGGGAGGACCGACGAACGCAAGCTTTTTCTCGCTTGTTCCGTCAAAAATCGGCTCGTAGGCGTCATATTCCTTCCACTTGCCCAGCGGAAGGGCGCTGTCATAGCCATTTTCTTTGGCGAATGCGATAATCTCTTTTTTCACTTTCATTTCGATGCAGCCTCCATAATTCCGTCAGCGTACTGCGGATTGATTTGCATGTTGTCTACACGGAGTATTCCGGCGACCGGGATTGTTAGCTTTTGACCCATTATTCGGGGAGAGTAGACCAGTTTTGTGCGGCTTAGGTAGTTGTCGATGTCCGCTCCCTGCATCGTCTTACCGCTCTGCGGGTCGTAGAAGCGGAGCGCGCCGCTGCTGTCCTTATCTACCGAGATGATATGCCCGGAGTTGCCTCTGCCCTTCCATCCGTGCTCAAACGTGTACCGCTCGCTCGGCTGAATGGTTTCATCCATCCACTCCTTGAAGCGTTTGGGCGTGTTGGCTTTCTCGTTTCGCATAATATCGGGGGGTCTTCCCGTCGCGGGGTCTATCCACGCAAGGTTTGTAGTGTGAGACAATGTTCGTGCTGCTGCGTTGTTAGGCGTCTTCGCCTTAGCCTGCACGTCATACCCTCTCAGCCGCGCCTCGTAAGCTACGACACAGCTCTGACAGTTTACCCGATACCCATTGGATTCGTAGAATTTCGGGTTTGTGTTGCCTTGGTTCGCCTCATCTCTGCTCATCGGAGCACCGGCTTTGACGCCGCCAATGGTCTCGGGGTCGTTTAGCTTGTTTTTGGGCTTGCTTGCAGCTGACGACGCCCGTTCTCTTTCGCGCGCCATCGCGGCATCTGCCATATGCTGTTTTTTAGGGTCTCTTGTCTGGATAGTAAACGTTGCGTATCCTCCCGCCGTGGTAAATCTTCCCCTCTCGTCATGGTAGGGATTGAACTTCTCTACCTCCTCGATCTCGTCATACCGATTGGCGTCAGACTTGCCGACAACGGCTTTGACTGCATCGTTGGGGTTCGGAACGCGGGGGGCGGTAGCTGCAAAGAGTTTAGGAAACAGCTCCTTCATAGCCTTGGTGTACTGTTCCAAAGTGGCAATGAGATACTGCATCTTTACAGTTTCGTCGCATTCGCTGTCATCCAGGATGCTGTGGAGCGACTGCATGAGTGCGTCGTTGTATCTGTACAGCTTATCCCGTGTTTCGGCCGTCATGGATATGTCGGCGAATGTCTGGACACTCTTAAAGAGCTCCTCCAGGGTGTTGTTCTTTTCGTGTTGCATGTTGTTTCCTCGTATTTATTCCTTGGGTCAGTCGTCTCCGTGCTCGTAGATGCGCCCGACTCTTTCGCCGGTCTTTACATCGTAGCTCCAGAGGACGCCGTCCTCGTCGCGTTTGAACGTGAGTTCGTTCCCCTCATCCTCGGAGGTGCTGACTTCTCGGTCAAACTCTGCGGTCTTCTGAATTAAGTCCAGAAGGTCGTCGTGTTCGAAACTGTTCAAGATTTTCACCTCTTATCCGGGTTATTTGCAGAATTTGTACAAATTTGTGGGTTATTTCGCCGAATTGTGCGGAATTAGAATCATGACGCTCCGCTGCTGTCATAGATTATGACCTTGGAGCGGTTCAGGATGACGGTGTAGTCGGAGTAATATCCATTTCTGGTTTGCGTCGATCTGCCGCTCCCTGCTATATATGCATCATATCCCTTGTAGGCGGCGTAAACGCCGACGTCTTGGGTGTAGCTGCTTCTCATTCTGCTGGCTCGGCACACCTTTTGATACTCCGTGTCATTGCTCATTTGGCTCTTCAGTTTGCTCTCGGTGCCGACCTTGGCGCTTTTATCCAGCGTCATGGTATACACCTTTTTGGCTCTTCCGGAAGCATAGGAGTTAGCCGTGGATTCCGCGTGCTGTATGCCGTGTTTGGCCTGACTTCCGTTGGCGGCGACCGATGCGGCATACATACCGTATCCATGGTAATTCCCGCCGGAGCACTTCACGTAGAAGTCGCCGTTTACAAATGCATCATCATAAGCATCCATCGTCCTTTGGCTCGACGCTCCGACACCGCGCTTTGCGATGAAGTTGGACGCCTTGCAAGCTGAGGCGAAGGCGGCGGCATCGGTTGTCACCGTCGGCTTGCCGTCAAAGCCCTGCGCCTTGATGACCTGCTCTATTGAGTAGGCTGAGGAGCTGTTGTCAAACTTGAATTGACCTGTGAGGTCTTTCCCGTTCACCGCGTGGGTCGCCTGGCCGTCAAAAACGCTGCCTGTCGGCTTTTGGGGTTGTGAGGCTGGCTGTTGGTCTGCCTTTGGCTTTTGTGCGCCTGTGGGCTTATTTTGGGGCTTCTGGGCGGGTTTCTGCGTGGCTGTCTGGCTGGAAGGTTGAGCGGATTGGGTCGAAGCTTGCTGTTGCTTTTGTTTCCTCTGCTGATACCGCGCACGACTTACCGTCGCGGGGACTCTCGGTTTCTTGCCCGTCTGCAGCCACCGGGCATTCTGCGTGATGCTTTCGCCCTTCGATTCCCGATGCACGTTGAGGGTGCGACCGTGGCCGGCTTCAGCCGCTCTCAAGATAGATGGTTGAGCAGCTTTCAGTTTGGGGTTGGCCGAGTAGGTCTTGAATCCCATCTTGTTTGAGAATCTACCTTGCGCATCGTGAAATGGATTGAACTTCTCGACTGAGTTAGGGGAACACCTCTACGATGGTGTCGTATCGGTTGGGGTCGGACTTGCTTACTGTCCGTGTAGGCTTAGTGGGCTCTGCGGGGTCTTCATCGGGGGCACCGTCCAAGCTCTTGAAGAGACAAATATCTGCTTCCTGGTTGGCTCCCGCTCTCACAAGGTCAACGCTCGTGAGGCGCAAGTTTTTCAGTTTTGTTGCCATTTTCGTCCTCCTTTTCTGACGGATTTGGGACTTTTATGCCATCAATACACAGGCCGTATCCGTTTGACGTCCATCGGTCGATACCGTGCGGTCCTTCCTCCGGAGCTGATTGCTGATCTCTTTTCATGTGGGTTCACCTCTCAGCTTAGATTTCTATGTCAATCTCAATGCGGGGCTGGTTATAGGTTTGCGTCCCCTTGCGGCGTACCATTTGCCCGGTCAGCCTCACGGCGGTAATCATGCCGCCTCTGTTGGCTATCCCGTTGGTCGGCGCAAGAATGATTTCGCCGAAGTCTCCCCCGGCACCCTTGCCCGGCATCATTGCCTGCGTATTCGCTTTGACTTTGTAGTTGATTTTCACCGCTCGCGAATCGAATATCTGCTTCGTGCTCTGCGGTGCGTTTTTGAAGTCGTTATAAGACGTGGATAGGAATTTGCTTTCGTTTATGGTTCTTCCGACCAGCGCCTTTTGGAGCTTCGACTGCGTCATCCGCTCGTAGTTCGTACCGGCACCGACCGCCTGCAGGAGTCCGTTGACCATGCCTGCGTGGTCGTATCTGGTGAGGGTGACATTGTACCCGATATTATGCATAGCGGACATCAGACCGTCGTGCGTTTGCTTGTATTTCCCCGTGAGCGGTTGCCCTGTAGCCATTTGTTGATTCAAATTCTGGCTATGAGAGTACAGGCTTCCGGACTCCGGTGTGGCTTCCAGATAACTCCCGGCGGCTTTCTGCTGCGAAGACGTAAGCTGCTGCTTTTGATAATACTGCCGCCCGTTGTACATCTGATGGTAATCCGCGTCATCATAATCAGCGAATCCGAGTCTGTCGTAGTTCTTTTTGGGTTTTGGAGGGGTCATCTGAGCCGTTCGGTGCTTTTCACGAAGAATGGCAGCGTCTGCCCAATGTTGCTTTTTGGGGTCTTTCGTGTGAGTAGTGAAATATGCGGAGTTATTCGCGGTGGAAAACCGTCCCTTCGCATCGTGGTAAGGGTTGAATTTCTCCACTTCTATAATCACGTCGTATGCGTGATGCGATAAATTAGGGGAACACCTCTTCAAGATAGATAATCTCATCAAAAGTCTTCGCTACGCGATCCGCCTTTTCAACAGGTTCGCGGTACGCTTTGCCTTCGATGGAGAACATCTTGTATACGCCGCTCTTCACCAGCTCCCAGGCGTTATCGTCTTCAATCTTGAAGCCGACCCACCATCCGACGGGGAGAATGCCCTCCGGGATGCCCAGAGCTTTCTGTTTTTCTACAGTAAAGACACAGCTTTCAACCAGCTTTCCTTTTTTTCGCAGGTGCGGTCTGTGCTCCTCCCCGGTATCCCTGAATTTCAGCACGTATTCATACGCCGCCTCTTCCAGGACGTCGGGGTCAATCATATCTTTCTGGCGGTCTTCTATCTGCTCGCCGTCCACCTTGATGGAGATAGACGCCCAGCCGAAGACAAGACGCTTGTCGTCGTCGGTTTTTAATATGGTGTAATTATTTTCTTTAGTGCTTTCAGAACCATGACCTATCATTATCTTTGTCACCGTCCCTGTTTCATTGATTTTGGAAAGTTCATAATCCTTGCCGTGGTCTATGTAGGCAAGCGTCATATGAGGGGTATATGTAGGGAATGTGTCTTCTATGGCTATATGCTGCTTTTCAAGGGCTTCTATCAAGTCTTTGCGGACCTGCTCTAACTGCCCTGCAGCAACCTGCGCATAGATGACGTCTTTTCCGTCGCTGCTCTCAGACGCCGGGAAGCGCTGAATTGCGTCAAATTTGATTTTGTCGGGGATGGAGCCGCGGATTTCATCAATCGCGGACTGCACACACTCGTCGATTTCGTCCTCGTCACTGAGGTTCGGGTCAAATTCTCCGTACACCAGCGTCACGTGGAATTCTTCGGTCGGTTCTCCTCCCGCTATTGCGAGGGAATCGGCACCAACGATCTTCAGACCGATGAATAGAACAGCGCGACGTGCGGATTTTATGATTCTCGTCTGGTGGCTGTCCACCACGCCGTACTCCAGCGCGTTGTGGCCGTCCTTGCCCATGTTGGCAATGATGCCGTCATACCCGAGGTTCTTTAGGGTCTTGGCGTCAATTTTCAGGGAGGCTTTCAGCAGCTGATGGTTAGACGAGAGCTGCTTCACCAGGTCGCGAGTCAGGATGCCCTCCGCGTCCAGCTGAAGGATGTTGTCGATGTCCTCTTCACTCAATTTGCGGAAGTCAAGGGGGTGCTTCATCTCCACGTCTACTTCATATACACGACCTTTTTTGCCGCGCTGCTGGGTAAAGCCTGTACTTCCCTCCAGCCTTTCATAGGAGAAGTCTTCCGCTGTCTGCTTGCTATCGGTGAAGAAGATGAGCTTCTCGCCGCTTGAGGTGTTCTCGCCAGCCCTGTTGATATCGAATTCCTCTATATCTTTGGCGGGGCTGCCGTGATACAAAGTGCCTTTGAAGCCTTTGCCCGTGGGTTCGTCGGCGCGGTCTTTCTCGCGCTGTATCGCGTTATCGTGGGCGTTACTCTTGCCCGGAGAATATGTAAAAGAGACAGCCGATCCCGCGCTGGCAAACCTGCCGCGCGAATCGTGGTATGGGTTGAATTTGAGGATTTCATCAAACGTTACCATGCGCTGTCCCTTTCGTATATGTTCATTTTACGGAATATTCTGCTAAAATTATACCGCTATAATTTTCAAATGTCAATAATGTACTACCGTTTTGCTGTCGATTTGCTGTCATTTTGGAGGTTAATTTCTTTGAATAACACAGCACATCTACAGGAAGGATGCGCCGGAGGCACTTTTTTAATCGTCGGAGTCCTGACTTTCGACAGCTTTGTCTGGATATCAAATCATCATCCATATTGACGATCTTGCCCTCAAGCGCTCCGCATTCTTCGCACGTGCGCTCATCCTCAGCAGTACACCATATTTTCACGACGTCTTTCATGTATCCGGCGGCTTGCGCCTGCTTTACGCCCTCGTATGCCCCTTGGTTATAGGCAAACGCGAGCTCCGTCCGGGCGATATTATACCCACGGTAGCGGTGCTGTCTCGCCGCGTATCTGATGGCGAGCTCTTGCGCCTTCTTTTCTTTGACGCCGTTATTAAGGAGGTTCTCATAATAGTTAAAGTTCGCCTCGGCTTGCTGCCGGGTCAAACCGACCATGCTTCGCACGGTCCTTGCCAACGAATCCACATTTCTGTTCTCAAGCCTTGCAGCTCGCTTCACGACCGCTCTGAGGCCATCGTGTTGAGCCTGTGTCACGTTGGTCACGAATTCGGCGGATTTTGTCTCCGTCCAGTTCTTTATGCCGTCCGCCATCGGATTGAAGTTCCAGTCCACATATTTGGCTGCCAGTTCGTCCGTGGCGGCTTTCATGGCTTCGTCCCAAGCCGGCAGCAGGTGCTGTACAACGAATCTGTTGTAGTCCTGCTGCCAATCCTTGAGATACTCTGCGCTTAGCTCTCCCGCAAGGATGGCTTCGCGCAGCTCTTTGTATGTGATAGCCTTTCCCTGGGCTCTCCAGAGGTTGGTGAGGAAGTACACCAGGCTTGGTTCTGCAGAATCGAGGAACCTGCGCAGCTTACGAAGCGCGGCGTGGTATTCCGCGGCACTGTACTCGGCCGCTTTTTTGATATCTTGGATTGCCATAGTGTACTTCCCCTTTTGTTTTAGTTGTTGTTGATGAGACCTTCAAGCCGTGCGATCTCGGACTCAAACTCCGCTCTGCTTACGGCTCCGAGGTTGGTCAGCGCCTCATCTGCGTTATCCGCTCCGGTACCGCCGCTGGTGACGGGTACCTTACCATACAGGTACGTTGCGGAGGGGCGGACAAAGTCCGTCTTCCAGATTGTACCCGTATAGGTCAAGACCATCGGGCAGGAGGCGTTAAGCCAGGTATTTGTGGGACCCGTAGCGAAAGAGTTGCCGTTGGTAGACAGCGGCTGACGGATTCCCTTCTCTCCCAAGTTGTTGAGATTCAGCTTGGGTCCTGTGCTTGCGGATGCACGTGAAAATTTAACGTAAATCTTCAGACCTGCATACAGCTCCGTGATGCCGGGAATGGTGGCGGTGTAGGTCACGCCGTCGGTGGACGTCGCCGTATAAATCATCTCCGGTTTGGACGCGCCGATGTAGCCTACTTTGGAAGCTACATAATCCTTTACCTTATCGAAGAAGCGACTAAGGTTTGCGAGATTAATAGCGGGCATATTTCATCCCCCTTTCCTTATGCAAACAGAGCGTCAATCTCTGCGTCTGTGGCGTAGGTGATAGTGGGAATTTCGGTCTTCAGCGCGTAGTTGCCGGCATCGGTCAGCTCCGCGACGGTGCTGGGAATGCTGGGCTTTCCGCTCAGGTCGGCATAAGCGCCGGAGAAGTCGGACTTTGCATCCCATCCTGCTACCTTGGCGGCAGTAATGCCGTCCAGAACGGTCTTATTGCCGTGAGTGTGGTTGCCCTCTGCGGCTGCGTTGACTTTTTCCTTCAGCGCGGTAGCAAGATCGTTCTCCGAGACGTTGTTTTTGGTCGCCATGGTACCCAGACCGTTGACGGTGCCCTCAAGGGTTGTTACGCGGGAAGCCAGAGCGGTCAGATTTGCAGCCGTAGCGTAGTCGCCGATGTTCAGGGCGGAAATGGCAGCGGAAACGTAAGCGGAAACGGTGCTGTCGCCGGTGTCTACCTTGTTCTGCAGGGCAGTGATGGCGGCATTCATAGCGGAAGCGTCATTGGGGTGAGACTGAATCCATGCGGCAATCTCGGCCAGAGTATCACGGGCGGAGTTTGCGTTCTCGGGAATCAGCTGTGCAGCCAGTTCCTCGTTGGCGATGGTGCGGACGGTCTTACCGGTGTCGCTACCAACCAGCGCGTTAAAGGCAGCCTTGCCGGCGTAGGTTGCGTCAGCATTGGTCTTGAAACGGGCGAGCTGGGCGAGCTTAACAGTTTTGCTCATAGTGGTTATCCTCCAAAAAAAATTAAGTATATTGGCGTCGACTTACGCAAAAAGCGCGTCGATATCGCTGTCGGTTGCAACGTTGGCGTCTTCCTGTTCGAGCGCGTCCAGGCGTTCGCCGATAAGCATACCCTGTCGAGCGGACAAGGCAGCATCGTTCATGTCGGTGTAAAGGTCATCAATAATCAGAATATCCATATTTCCCTCCGACGTTAGTTAGCTTTATCATCTTCCGTGAGAATCTCTGCCACATCGGTAATTGTGTCGATGTAGTCAGCGGCTTTGTCGGCGCCGAGCTGTTCGGCAGCATCAGACGCCGCTTCTCCGATGGCTTTTACGGAAGCTGCGTCAATCTTGCCCTCCATAATGCAGTAGACCAGAGCGGGAACAATGGTCATAAGCGCACCGGCAATAACGTTTACTTCCTGACCGTGACCGAAGATGATGGTCACGATACCTGCGAGAGCGGAGATCGCGGAGATAATGAATTTGCGGGATGTGAGTTTGCGGATAAGGTCTTGTTTGTTCATGTTATGTACCTTCCTTTCTGCGAGCTTATTTGAGGTCTAACATCAATGTGCCTTTGCGGAATACCGCGACTTGGTTTTGCGCCACAGTCAGCGGCTTTGCGGGGTATCTTCCGTCCTCGTCGGGTTCGCCATCGGGGTCGGTCAGTAAATCCCAAGCGACGGGTGTGCCGCCTTGTGCGCAGTCGAAGATGCCAAAGTGGGTGAAGGTCGGCCAGCCGTCTGTTACCTTGCACTCGGGCGTGGTCACCTCTTCGCTGTTGGTCACCTTGCCGACAGCAGGGGTACCCCATTTGTTTGTCCATTCAATCGCCTCGGCGATGCTCATCTGGACGCGGCCATAGCTGGCTTCAGTTCCGATTCCGTCTCCGAATTCGGGTTCAGTGAAGTTTCCGCCGTTTTCGTCGGGAGCGGTAGAGGAAAGACCGAGATAGCACTGACCTGTCCCTTTCATTTCTGCAACCTGTCCCGTGATGAGCTTCAAAAAGTTGTTTTTGATGTCGTTTCTAAGAGGCATAGTTTTTAACTCCTTTCTATGGGTTTTTTATTAACTGCGAGACCAATACTTACCTGCGTATGTGTTGGTCAGATAGCCGGATGCAGTAGTAGCGTCCGCCAGATCGGTCGAAGCGATTTCAGTGCCGCTCGTCGCCGTTGCTGACGATGCATACCACCAGCCGCTTGTAACCTCAAACACAGCAGATGCCATGGCAGAGCAGCCATAGAACGCTCTGTAACCAATCTTTGTTACTGTGCTCGGAATATTGATGGAGGTCAAAGCGGAACAGCTCATAAACGCGCCTGCGTCGATGTTCGTCACACCTTCGGAGATAGTGACGGACTCCAGAGCTGAGCAAGTAGAGAATGCGTAGGTTTCGATGGTCGTTACGGTTCCCGGAATTACAATGTTGCCTGTAGCAACCTTGCAGTTCTGGAACGCGTACCTTCCGATGCTGGTTATAGCTGAGGGGATATTGATAGCTTCGAGGGATGTGCATTGGCAGAACGCATACTCGCCGATGCTCGTCACGGTGTCGGGGATGACAAAGGACGTCAGAGCGTTGCAATAGTAGAACGCATGATTTCCGATGCTCGTTATGCCGGGCGAATCGGTGATATCTACAGACACCAGCGACTTCATGTAGGCAAAGCAGCCGTCAGGAATAGTGGTAAACCCGTGAAGCGCCGCCGTTACGGCTTCGCCCTCGGCATTGAAGGTGTATTCGATGTACTGCCCTGCAGCACCGCCTCCGATGGAGTCGATTTCTGTGACGAGATCGCCCGATTTAATAACATCGGTCTTTCCCGTCTTCTCGCGGATTTTATCGCACAAGGCTTGATAATCCGCGCCGGGCATAATGACATAATCAGTCAAAGCCATGTCTTATGCTCCTTCCTGCGACACGTCGGTCAGCGCCACCCACGTGGGCACACCGTCGACAAGGCGCAAAAACTTATTATTGTCCTCGGAGGTTGCCGCCGGGAGCTTTGCGGAGTCGGGGATGTACTCCTCTTTGAGCACATACTTCGCCTCGGACAACTTCTGATAGACCCGCACCGTGTGCTCCGTGGGAGCTGTGTCGGCAAGAGCTCCAACCACAAAGAAATATAACATATTCCCATTATCGTTGAAGTGAAGCATACTCACCAAAAACGGCTCGCCGTTGTCCGTACCACCATATACGGTACAGTTACCTACCGCCATAGCGTTATCCATAGCGGTAAGTCTTTGTTGAGAGCACTCGTAAGTCACTCCGTCAAACTCGACAAAAATATTGCCCTCAAGAGGTGCCATGTCCGTATCATTGCCGTGCCACCTTACAAACATTTCCGCGGTTGCGCTCGGACGTAATAAATAAGCACCGTAACTGCCGTGATATTCCGTCGTTCCCGTTGTGCTCGGCAAAAGGTCTGTTTCCTCTCCTGCATGGCGGTCAAGGATAGACAGATGCTTATTGTCAAGCTGCTTTATTTCGGTTTCTTCGGTATAAATACGCACGGTGTGAGAAGCGCTTGTATCAGGCGTAAATATATAAAACGTGCCGGTACCGGCCATTATAGCTATAACAAAAGGCTCGCCTGTGTCTTCCCCTGCATCCAGTATCGAAACGTTACCCAATGCACCATTCGGTGCAGATTCGTTGTAAACACATTCGACGGTGTACTTGACGCCATCCCACACAACATTATATTCCTTGCCAATGACCAATTCGGAAGGTGCAGGAATATCGTTATTGAGATACACATTAAACATTTCGTTGTGCTCAAATTCAAGTGTCTGCTCCGCTACTACATCGCTTTCCGCAACGCCCTCGTAAAACGGCTTATCAGTCAAGTCGTTCCAGGACGATACACTACCGCCGCTCTCCGAGATTTTCTCGTCGACGAACTCTTCCAGACCATCGACGCAGTCAGCCCGCGTGATAGGATAAAGTAGCCGCTTCCCGCCGTTCTTATCCTTTGAGGTCAGCAGCGCGGGGTATTCATTAACTGTCATATAAAGACCTCCTTTTCATGATAGGGGCATACAAACGTATGCCTGTATGCCCCCTTTAGATTCATAACGCCTATTGCGTTGTCAATTAGTCGATGAGCTGTACCCACAGGTCCTTATCTGTGAGGTTTGCAGGCTCATCAGCTGCGTAGTAGATGTTTGCCTTTGCCTCAAGTGCTGCTACAGATTCCGCGGTGATGGCATCAAGCACATCTTTGTTTGCGTGCTCGTGCTTCTTCGCTACGGCGTCAGCGAGGTCTTCCTCGGTCTGAGTGTAGGTGTCGAGCAGAGCCTTGTTGAGGTGGGCGTGGTTACCCTCGGAAGCGGCATTGACCTTTTCTTTCAGGCTGGTTTCGAGGTCATCCTCGCCAACAACGCTCTTAGTAGCCAGAGCGCCCAGACCGTTGAGGGTTTCGAGGATACCGTCTACGGTAGTCTGATCTGCCTTCTTGCCGATGGCTTCAGTCAGCGCGTCAGCTGCTTCCTGGTGAGTCTCGATGTACTGAGCGAGCTCGGTGAATGTGTTGTACGCCTCAACGGGTACATCACCCAGCATCTCCTGACGGAGTGCGTTGATTGCCTCGGTTACAGAGGTGCTTGTTGCTCTGGTACCAACGTCAGCGATTATCTCTGCCAGTTTGGCAGCCAATGTGGTACTGTCGTCGACGTGGACGTTCTCGGCGGTTGTCTTGACCATTATGTCATAAAGGACACCTTCGAGTTTTGCGCGAAGAATTGCTTTCTTTGCAGTGTTTGCCATGATTTGATTCCTCCATTTTTAGTGAATTTGGATAATATATTCATCCTCCCCGGTTGATTCGGGGTCAGATGCGTTGTCAATGGGATGATTTTTCGTATCGACATAGAGCATCACGGTATACTCGGTGCCGTCATCCCCATCGGCAGCAGTAAGCAGGACATAAGGCTGGTATCCATCAGAGTCTGTCGGGATAGCCCCGCCTGCGCTCATGATGACTCGGGAGATTAACTGTCCGCCTGCATATACGATATTTTCCGTATTTGCTCCTGCGTTGCCGATAAATTGCGTGATAGAACCAAAAGTGACACTTTCCGGTTCTTGCGCGGTCGCGCCCGCGTGGCCTGTGACATATGCTGTCACTTCCATTAGTGCTTTTTGCACTTCCTCTTCAGTCGGGGTTGCCTGACCATATGACTCAGCAGTCAAATAGCCTCCGCCATGTACTGTGTCTGCCGACCGTGCGGCTGCCTCCGCGAAGAATGCAGCGAAGAGCTCACCATGCCCCGGTATCGCTTTAGCGCTTCTGCCGTCTGCTTTTGTGATAACCTTCACATCGGCGGCTCCGCGCCCGTATACGATGCCGTAAGCAATGCCTGCGGCTATCGAACGCACGATGGTATTCATAACCATTTGCACGTCTTCAACCTCTTGGGGCTGTCCGCTCCCTCGCGTGTCCACTTTGGTGGTGCTTTGGAGGAGCACTTCTCCCACGGACGTTGCGATTGCGTTGGCTATGCTTTGCATCTCTGCATTCAGTTGCCCTGCGCTATCACTTGCGGGTGTGCTCCTGCCGTTGGCCATCGAACGCATATGCGCGATAACCTCGCCACGGGAGAATACGTATTCGACGATGTGCTTGGCGGCTTTCGCCGCTATCGCCTTATATCTCGCCCATAGGAAGCGATTCATCGCGGCACCTCGTTAGTCACGCACACCCATTTCACGCCATTCCACATGCCGACGATCTCACAGTAGCAGTTCGCCTGTGCTGCGTAGTCGCCAAGCCCCGCGTGATTGGTGGTCGTGAAATTGACCACAGGAGCGGTTGTGCCCGTAGTGAACGAGATGTACACAGCCTCTCCGGTGTTGGCTGCGTCGGGAAACCCGACGGTCAGAGTTCCGGCGATCTCCCCGAGAAAATACATGACACCAGCCTCGGCGATACCTCCGTCAGGAAGAGCGTCGGCGGTCGGCTGATATACGTCCTTGGCGTGAACGAGGGGGAATTTCCCTTTGTTTTTCTGCGTCAGTCCGCCGATGAGTTCAATGCTGCCTTGATATTCTGCCATAATCTCACCGCCTCCTTATGTTATGCTGACGGTCGTATTGCCCAGATTGGCGTTGACCGACTTGTACACGTAGTATTTCTCGGTGTAACCCGATGCGTTTGTGAATTCCACGGTGGCCACTAACTCAAAGCCGCCGCTAAAACCGCCCACCGCAAACGAGCAAGCGCCGTAGCGTGTAGGGAGGCAATAGAATATATACTGTCCCTCGCCCGCTGTAACGGTCACAGAGGGGAGTTTGTTGCTCCGTAGGGTCTTTGTAAGCCCGAGGATAAAAGCGCTGTCGTAGGCGTCCTGTGCGGCTCCTACGCCGTAGTAAACGCCATTGAGGAACGATATTGATGTACTCTTGGACGCGGTAGCATCCCTCTCGTCGGTAGCTTTAAGCGTCCATGTCTTATTTGCCTTGATTTCAAGCCCTGTGAGGGTTTTGCCTGTGGAGTCCACCGCTTGAGCTTCACCATCGAGGGTGACGGACTTGGGCGTCTTGCTGAACTTCCACGACAGATTGACGCCGGTGACCGTAGTGCCGAGCTCGACGTTGTTCACGTTGTTCGTAAAGCTGGTAATGGTGATGGCCTTGTAATTCAGGTCAGCCATCTGGGACTGCAGCTCGCTGATAGAGTCAACGAGTTCGTTCATATACACATTTTTGCGCGTGAATGTATCGTCGGTGATCTCAAGGAACTGGACACAGTTGTTGGTGGGATAGAATATCTGCACGGAAGATTTCGACGTGCCTTTGATGATATTGACTAACAGGGAGCTGGAGAATCCGAGGATGCTGGTCGAGCCGGTGAACGCGATAAACTTGCCCTGCAGCACATACGTGCCGCTGTCAAGGTCGCGCAGGGCGACGGCATCTGGTGCGTCGCTCACGATTTTCTGAATGACAGAGCCTGCCTTCAGCTGCTCGATGGCTTCACGGGCGGCGCCGTCTACGACCTCATACTCTTCATTTTCGAGTATGAGATATTTCATTTCTTTTGCCATATATTAACCTCCAATCGTTACAGCGGACGCGTTGTGGGAATGACTGAGTCCCTTGACCGTCACGGTGTCGATGCCGTTGTACGTGACCGTCATTCTGCCGGACTCTAATTTTAAAGATTTCTTGCCCTGGTCATAGAGCACAGTCAAGCCGTCATCCCATTCGGGCGTCCACCCGCTGGTCGAAGCTTTGAAAATGTTTGTCTTGCCAATGTTGACGATTCGCCGGTATATACCCGGACGCTTTTTGGATTCGCCTTTTGTGAAAAAAACAGACATACCGATTCCTCCTTATCACTCAAGAGTGCGTCCGAGGCTCTTCTTGGCTTCCTCGGCTTCTCTCGCGTCTTTTTCGTCGTCCTCGGGTGTTTGGTCGTCTTTCTTCTTTTTGTCGCTCTGGGGGGCTCCTGTGCCCTCCTGGGGCGTCTCTCGCGGTGTAGTCTTTTCAGGAAGACCTCCGACGCGGCGTACTTCTTCCTCAAGCTCGTCATCCGGCACGATAATACCCGCGCCGCAAAGCTTCACGATATAGTCCGCGAATTTATCCAGGTCGACTTCCTCAATGTCACCGTGTACCATCTTGGGATAATCCGTTATGCCCTTGAAGTGGTCGCCGTTGAGGTCAATCAAGCGGGGGATTGCCTGGTTGTTGAATACTTCACACACGATGTCCAGATAGGTGCCGATTGCCAGCGCGAATATCTTGGTCTTGCTGTCCGCAAGTGCGAAGCTGCCGACCTGATTCTGTCCCATCATAACGAAGTCAGCAAGGACGGAGGTGGCGATGCGCTTATCATATCGGTCTATGATGGCGTTGGTGTCGAACTGTCGGCGGCTGCCGGATGTGAGGAGCTCCAGCTTCCACCCCGTGCCGTTCTCATAGCCGCCTTTCAGCACTACGCCCTCTCTGGCATCTCTGCGGATACTGGATACGAGGTTTTCAGCCCACGTAAGTGCTGATACCATTTCCGGGTCTTCATTATCGAAAATGTCCATATCGGGGGGAGAGTACAGCACAGGGAAGCCTGCGAGGTCTCTCTCTATGCCGTAGCCTTCGATTTCCTCGATTCGTTTCTTGAAGTAATACGCACGGTATGCGGTTCGGAGGATGGAGCGTCCCTCGGGGTTATCCTTTCGGGAGCGGGTTCGGAAGTGGAGAGCCTTCTCCACGGGGATTGTGATGCGGTTATAGTGCGGAGGCGGTGCCTGGGTCATTCCCACGAGGTCGTCCGTCTCGTCTTTGTATTCCCATCCGTACAGGGTGTCCTGCGCACGAATAGGGAGCTTGCGCCAACCGATGAGACCGTCGGCGTGCTTACTGTTGGTTATAGGGGAGGATGAACGTCCCACGCGCCTCTTGTAGACGATTTCGTGATACGACCATCCGTAAGTCAGGAAGGACAGTATTTCGGACAGCGTATCCGTCCACGTCCGCTCCATGTCATTCATGCAGCTCTCGACGAACTCTGCGCACTCTTTGTCCTTTGAACTGTCCCCGGCGGGCTCCACGTGAAATTCGCAGTTCCGCATGAGCATCTCAATAGCAAAGAGGATCGCACCGACCATGGCGTCGTTATCTGCCATCTCGGTATAGGCTTGCACACCTTTTTTGCCGCGAAGCTCCGAAAGGAACTCTTCATACAGTATGGAGCCGTATCCGTTTTTGCCGTAGCGAAGTTGACCGATGCGGCCTATCTCTCTTCGGTTCATGTGTTACCTCACCTTCTTTTGGTTGCTACTTTGACCAGTAGCTTGTTTTTGACAGCGTTCCGCTATCCTTCGGAGGAACAGAGCTTGTATTCATAAGCTCCAGCTCGTTGAATGCGTTGGAGCCTGCGTCCACCATGTCCTTGAATTTGGACTCCGGGAACGACTCATACTGGCCGAGGAGCGCCTCTGTCCACGGTCCTGCGACCACATAGACGTTGCCTGCCTGCCATTGTGCCGCGAACGGTTCTGCGCGGGCTTCTTTTGTACCCGACTCTTTCACAGCAGAAATACTGAAACCAGCCAGCATTTTTATGTATGATTGACTCTGTTCTTTTCCCGCCTGTCCGGGGTCTATGGACATACGGATGCGGACGCGCTTGTATTTGGATTTATCGGCAACCGCGCACTGTTTGACCAGGGCACGGACCTTCTCCGCCTTGAGGCGGCTGTTTGTGGCGTCAGCAATGACATAGCTGCCATCCTTGCGCTTGCCCAGCAGCACGCTCGCCGTGTATGCCGGGTCTCCTCCCTCGTCGGTGTCTGTGGCTGCCAAGTCCCAGCCGCGCACCCATCGCGCGACGTCGTTTGGCACTTCGGCCAGAAGCTCCGGTAAGGCGGCACGGGGGAAGAATAAGCCTTTAGCTGCTTTTATCTTCCAGTTGCCGTATAAGAGACGTTCCCTCTCGACGATGGAGAGGGCTTTAAGGTTTGCCAGATAGCTCTTGTTTGTCTTCAGGAGCACTTGGTTGTCGTAAATATTTGAAGCCACGAAGGAAACGGACTTGATGTCATCCCGCGTGATCTCCACGTCATAATCTGCTTCGTTTGCCGCGCGGATGACGTCCTCGGGGGTATCTCCCCAGACGATTTCCTCATTCACGCGCGCCATATAGCGTACTTTGCCGCTCCGCTCCGGGATAGGATATCCTGTGTCCTGATCTATCCACCATGCGATAAAGGTAGCGACCCAGCTGTCAGCGTCAGGGTTGCAGCTGCACCGCACATACGGCTCTACGCCACAAGTGGAGCGGTTACGGGAGAGCATATAAAAGAATTGCTTTTCCGAAAAGTGGGTGAGCTCGTCGAACTCCAATAGGCAGATTTCGGAACCCTGCCATTTATGTACGCTCTCATCCCTCTCAAGGTGTCGGAAGCTGACCTTTGCGCCGCTCGGAAACTTCCAATACGGCGCCGGGGATTTAATGGATTGTGCTCCGGGGTACTTCTGGTACAGCTCAAAGCTCGCATCCCAGAGACCTCCGGCATTCAAGATTTGGTTGCTGTTGCGACGGAAGACTACGCATTCAAACTTGCGATTGTCTGCGTGTCGGAGCGGCTCATAGAGCAATGCCCACGACTTGCCGCCGCCTGCAGCACCACCATATATGACGATATCAGCGGGGTTGGACAGAAACTCCTCCTGCTTTGGCTGAGGACGGATTTCCATTCGTATACCCCCTTTGAATAATTCTTGGCTAACGCGCACATTTTGCTCAAACATGCACGTTAGCGTGAGGGCTACCCGCATTTTACGCTACTTATCAACCCTCGGAGTTGTTCGCAACCTGCTTTCGCAGGAAATATTCAAAAGCGTTTGGTGCCACCAGCCGGAATCGAACCGACAACCTGCGGGATACAAATCCGCTACTCTTCCTGTAGAGCCATGGTAGCGTGGAGAGGGTTTGCTAATCGTGTATAATCCTGCGCAGGTAGTGAATCTGCGTCCTTATAGACTTTCAGCTTTGAAACTCAGGCACTACTCTTTGTTTCAGGGGAAAACCTTCGAACCCCGCGTTGCTCTCCGACACAGCAAAGTGACGGCAAGCACGGTCAGCTTATCGCCCTGCCTCTTGGCGTCCGGCTTCACGGATGGAGCGTCCCCCAGCATGTGCTGATGGGCGGATTCGAACCGCCCCTCCTGCCCTTCCGGGCGCGGTGCTTTCCCATATGAGCCTCACCAGCGTATATAAGCGGTTAAGGTCCCGCTCAGACCGCACATCATCCCCCACCGAATGATGTCATTGCGACGAACCCATCCGGCGAACCCCGCAATTCCCACCGTGGTCGACACGCGACATATGAACCTAATCACGAAACGCGTATACTTAACCTCTCCTTTAGCTGGTGCGCCCGGAAGGACTCGAACCTTCGCCCATCTGACTAAATCTCACAAAAATCAGCGCTCTACCATCTGAGCTACAGACGCATGGTCCCCAACCCGAATTCCACGGGAGCTGCAGCGCAGTCAGCTTTTACGGGGTGCCGATGTATACACAGAAGAGAAACTCCGCCATGGAGCGCGGCTGGCCAGAGTCGAACTGGCTTGCCGGATGAAAGGAAAGTAAGACCGGCGTATCCGCAACACAGCCGCATATCGGCGGCAAGCGCACTGTGCAGAGTTTACCTGCACAGCACTTCTCGTCTGTTCCGAGCCGCCATCAAGGAGAAATGACACGGGGAGAGGAGGAGTCGAACCTCCTACGCGCAGAGGTTTAACACTTTCCTCTGCTCTCTGCCGTTGAGCTTTACTCCCCTTGCAGCCTTGTTCTGTTGGCTTTCTGTGAACAGCCAGCATACTACCTGTATTATAACAGAAAACAGCTGTTTCCTCAACGTAGCACTTTCACCAAAATTATTAGTTGTTTTTTGTGAATTTTTAACCTTTTTAACGTTGCATAGTGCCGAGCACGTTCCTTTCGGCGCGATCCTCGGCTCTTTTTGCCAGCCAGAGCAGCGCCGACTCGACGTGCTGCAGGGCGATTTCGTTCTCTCTGGTCGCCATAGGACCGTCCTGGAAGGTTTTGAGGCGGTCGCGTACTATCTCCAGCAAGTCGCTGTCAAGGATGCCGGGGCGGGCATATGAGGCGTTACGAGGTCCTTTCTGGAACTCGATGCAGGCAAGCGGCAGCTCGGTAGTCTCCGGGTCGCAGTCTGCAGGGTAGATATCATAGTCATGGTATGCGCCGCCGGGACCTGGCTCTCCGGTGCGGAATACGGCATTCAGATTATTGCGCCTTTGTATGGTGGACAGTTTTTTCATGTGTTGCTCTCTCTTTCTTGCTGTTCAGGTTTCTTTTCAGTAGTTTATCAAGACCCTTCATGGCTCCCTCGACGTCTCCTGCGTTGATCTGACCACAGAATGTCTTGTATTGCTGTCTGGTCAGCTTCTTGCGGGACATCCGCAAGAGGTGAAAGGCTTTCGGGGTGTCAATGGTTGCTTGCATTATTATTCATCCTCTATTCGTGTTTTCTGTAGTTGCTCCGCTATGCCTTGCATGACATAGAGGGCGTTGGGTAGGGCTATGCCGTTGCCCCACATCTTATATTCGGAACTGTCGGTGTGTAGTTTGTTGTACCACGTCAGAATCTGCGCCCTGGTGTATTCCTTGGCCGCTCTGCCGTTTATGGTAGCGTGGGTGTTTCGGACGTTCAGCCAGAAGCTGTATTCTTCGTCCGAGAGGGTTTCTTTGTGAGGTGGGTGTCCCCATGTGTCGGGGAATCCTTGAAGACGTGCGCACTCGGTAGGCGTGAGGCGGCGGACGATGTATCGGCTGCACACCGCTCCCGGTCCTTTTGCCGTAAGTGTCGGCTGTTGATCTGGAAGGATAGAAAAGCTATATTGAGCGTTTGCGCCCTGGTTGAAGCTCGCGCGGTCGAGACCGTATGCCACGACGTTCGGGTCTTTATAATCCCTCGATAACAGCGTGGGCGTCACGTCCTCGGTGACATGCATATAGCTGCCTGTGGTCGTGCAGTAGGTCGGGCACTCCTCCACGATTGCCACGCCGCCCTGGTTGCAAGCGGGATTTCCTCCGTTGAGGTCGAGTGTTCGGCTGGTGGATGCTTCATAGATGCCGCTTTGCGGGTTTGCGGACTTCATGGCGTTGCTGTCGTAGCTGCTGATTCCGTATGCCACCGCGTGGACGTCCTTCGCCGTCAGCGTGTACATACTGTCGCCCGGTCTGATTCCGAAGCCTGAGCCCCCGGCACGTTCCGCTTTTCCGATTTTGTCACCATCAATGCAGCACACAGGCTGATTGTTCCCGCTCATTCCCGCGGCTGCGGTTATAGTGGGGCATATTCCCTCGGTGTTGATCTCGGCGCCGCCCTGCTGGGTAGCCATTACAATAATCTCGTTGGCTCTCTCGCTCTTGCAGAACGACTCCATGACCATTGGCACGTTGCCGCCGCCCGTTCCCATGCGAGACGTGAGAGTCTGACACTTCCCGCTCTCGTCGATATTTACGCGGCTGTCGGCTGGGTGATTTTCGATGCCATAAGCTATGGCACCCTGCGCTCCCGCTCGAAGTGTGCCGTTTACGGGGCTCTCCTTGCCGTACTCGGATTGACCTCCGATGTTGTCGATTATGTATGTGCTTGCTCGATCTGCTGCTCCAGCGCTTCCTTGAGCATTTTCGGCAGGACTTTGCCCCTCCGCTCCGCTCTCCGCAAGATGCCCCTGCAGGCTTTCTCGCTCAAATAATATTTCTCCGGCGCATTCTCCTGTAAAATCTGCGACAAGGTAGATTCGACGGCGACGTTGGGGGACTCCCCAATATTGCGCATCGAAAGTGCGGTATGCAATGCTCCATCCATCGCCCAGGATGCAATCCGCGTATGGCCACTTGCCATTTTCAGGCGCAGGCAGCGGGGGTGCTTCCGGCTCGGTGATTTTGATGAGCTCTTCGAGGACCGTGCGGAAGTCCTCGCCTTTGTTGGAGCTGAATGCTCCCGGTACGTTCTCCCAGACTGCAAACTTGGGGTATTCATCATTAGTTGCTCGCCTCATTTCCTTGATGATGCGGACAGCTTCAATGAAGAGCCCGCTCCTTGTTGTCTCTGAGTCTCCATTGGTTTCGTGCTTCATTCCGGCTCTTTTCCCTGCCACGGATAAATCCTGACACGGCGACCCGAATGTGATGATGTCCACCGGCTCTATCTCGGCACCGTTTATGTCGGTCACGCTGCCAAGATGGCGTAAGTTAGGGGAAACGCCCCCTTGTTACTGCTATCGGGTATGGCTCGACCTCGGATGCCCAGCGCGGCTCTATGCCGCATAGGCTCCCGGCAAGCGGAAAACCGCCTGAACCATCAAATAGGCTGCCTAATTTCACATACATTCCTCCTAAATGTCATAGCTATGCTATAACGATGTCATAGAGTTCCTGCGTTGTCGTTGGATTTTTCTGAATTGTTCTTTCGCTTGTGGGGTTTCGAGCTCGGCCTGTATGTCGTACAGGGTCTTTCCACGAGCCCAATAGGGGTAAACAAGGTTAGGGGTGTCCTGCATGGATAGCAGGTCGTTCCACAGCTCTCTGTGGTTGTAGTAGATGTTCAAGAGTGCGGCTTTCGTGGCGTTGGGACAGAACCAGCACCCGTTCCGCTTGGCGAAGGAGTAGATGGGGGACAGCAGGCCCCGCTCTCGGCAGATTTCCGTGGCCATGTCCTCGGTGATGCCGTACTTGGCGAGGATCGAGACCGAGCCCTCTTTCAGCTTTGCCAGACGTTTCGGTTCGTCGGCGGCAATGCCCACGTACATGGTGATGGGTTCCGTCTGTGCCCTCTTCCAGGCGTTGATGGCGCGCATCTTGCAGTCGCTGTTTATGGCGCATCTGCCCGGAATAGGGAAGCCTATCACTTTTCCGACGCTCTTCCCCTTCGTGCTGACGTGGTAGAAGGAGTCCTTCATGGTGCGGTCGGAGCGAAGCACGGTGGTCTTGATACCGTAGTCTCTCTCCAGTTTGGGGATGGCTACGTTGTAGATGAAGTCGCGGTGTTCGGGAATCTCGCCGCTGATTTCGGGGGTGTACATAACCTCGCAGTAGATGGCTCCATCAATAGGCAAGCCCGCCTCTGCCGCGACAATGGCCGTCGCAAGGCTGTCTTTGCCCATGGAGCACGATACAAAGCGTTTCATAAATCACCTCGTTATGTATGTGGTTGTCTGTTGGTGAGGAGAGGGTATCGGCTTGCTTGCTGATACCCTCGGAGGATGATGATTAAAGAGCGCCCTCTTTCTCAAGCTCTGCCTTGAGGATGGCGTGTACTTCTTTTTGCTCGGGGTTGAGTTCGTCGAGGTTCTTGCTGGAGACCATGTTCTCGGGGAGGTACAGGTCGTCCGTGCCCTCGGTCTTGCGGTAAATGCTCAAGCAGTCAGGAAAATCGCTGCTCACTACGGCATAATAGCCACCGCCTGCGTTGTACTGCGATAGCCAGATGCCGCCGCCTGTATAGAATGTTTCGATTTCCATGTTTTCTTCCCCCTATCTGTGTATTTGCTGTCCCTATACTGTGATTATACCAGTAAAGGGGCAGAAAGTGAAGGGGTTTGCATGTGTTCCCTCTCGCATATGTCTACGATATGTCGGCACAGCGGCTCGGGTATCCGACTGCGATCCCGTGCGCCGTTGATTTTCTGTGTGCCTCTTTTCGACCCTCTCGGTGAGGGTTCGTGGCACTTGTCGCCGTTCTTGCAAGCAGGGATGAAGTTGGGAGCGGGATGGTTCGTCCAGATGTCGGTGGGCTTCATCCTGGTCTCTCCGTACTTGCAGTATGTAACCGTGTAGCGCGGTATGCCTCTCATGAACCGCATCTTCCTCATACCTCCGCGCGGGTTCTCGATGAAAAAGATTAAAGGAGGCAGCCCTTGTCGCTGTCTCTCCGCTTGCAGTTCATTTATTAAATCGACCACGTGGGTATTGATGGCGTCGCACATTCTCGCATAATCTGTCACGGCCAGCAGATTCCCGTCCGCTTCCTTGCGCCGATGCACAGAGATAGCCATGACGGAGTATGTGGTGCAGTCCGGGCTTGCCCATATCACGTCGGGTATACCGTTGCAAAGTTCAATGACATTCGCGGCTGTCAACGTTCCGACGTCGGCACAGAGGGTCGGGGAGAAGCTCTCTTCCCAATCTACCGTGTATACTTCGTGACCGCACTCCCTGAATGCGTTTGAGATTGATTTCGTGCCGCAAAATAATTCAAGCACTTTCACGCTGCCTTATTCCTCCTCATGCTTATCTCTGCCATTGTCCGGCATATAAAATGTTACTGCAGGTGTGGCTTGACCGCCATCCCTCTCTTCGACTACCTCTCCGACGTCACCACGTGAGAGGCGCTCCAGCTTGGAGCCGACATCCACCATGCGGGTCATGTCTCCTGCCTTGATTTCGTCATCGGGTATTTTGGCGAGAGCTTTCGCGGCTTTAATCAGCATAGCACTCGCGAGGTCTGCGTGTCTCTTCCGCATTTCTCGGATAGCCTTGGCCTGCTCTTTCTGGGCGATCTCGCGCTCTATGCGCTCTTGCTCGTCATCCCAGGCGGCGACTCGCTCGACCCACTTGCCTTCGCTGCTCCAGCGTCCAATGAGCGTGTCACTCTTGCCCAATAAGACAGCTGCCTTTCGGATTGACCGTTCTTCAGCCCCCATATCTCGGTAAGTACAGAAGGCTTGGTATCGCTTAGGAGTCTCTTCTGGTTGCCGTTCCCACGGCTTTGGTGTATTTGCCTTTGCCATGTCTATAACCTCCTCACGGCTCGTTCTGCGGCTCTACAGCCGCTTGTAAAATCTTCTTTGTGACCACGACGGGTACTTTCATCGCGTTCACGGTTTCTTCTTGCCCGTTTTCCTTTGCCCATTCTTTCACAAGGTTGATGTAGGCGAGCTCCTCACCATCGCGGATGCAGGTCACGCCGATGTTTCCGGTCTGGGCTACGTAGCGGGAAATGATGACGTCGCTATAGATGGGGTCAAGCTCCGTCGTGAAGCACCGACGCCCGGTCAGCTCGGCACCCATGAGGGTGGAACCGCTCCCTCCGAAGAAGTCCAGCACGATATCGCCCGGCTGGCTGCTGTTCTCGATGGCTCTCACGGGAATTTCAACGGGCTTTTGCGTTGGGTGGAGGTATCCCGTTTCCCTCGCGACCTCCCATACCGTTTGCATTCGGTCATCCCGATACAAGTCTATGGGCTTGCCCTCTTCCATGCGGACGTAGCGCATCTTTTTGCCTTTCGGTGGTTTGTCCGTGATACAGAGTTTTCCGCCGGTACCGTCCGTGAGTACGACTCCGCTCCCGAGTACAGTCATCATGTGACCGTCTTGGCGTGTCGTCACCCTCCAGACCGTGTGCTGCGCTCGATCTCCGTAGTAGTTCGGGGCTTCCCCCTCCTTGCAAGCATAGAAGCACGGCTCGTGGGCGTGTTGGTAGTCCGCTCGACCGAGACTGATGCCGTTTTTCGCCCATATGAGGTATTGGCGCTCTGCGAGTCCTGCCTGCATCATGGCGTCTTCAAAATCTCGGCGCGTGCTGCTTGCGTGCCAGATGTAGAAGGCGGCTTGAGGGATGGTGTGTTTGCGGTAGTTGTTGAATGCGGGTAGTAAGAGGTTATTGAACAGGTCGTCCCCTGTCTTGTCATCGTTCTTTATCATTTGCCAGTTCCCGCTGTTGGCCGCCCCCTGGTAGCTCACTCCGTAGGGTGGGTCTGTGTGTACCATGGCGGCTTTTTCTCCGTCCATAAGGCGGTCGATGGTCGCCTCGTCCGTCGCGTCTCCGCATATCAGACGGTGGGGACCGAGTATCCAGAGGTCTCCCGGCTTGCTCATGGGTGGGAGGGCTTGCTCGTGCTCGTCATCCTGGTCATTTGGCTCCGCATCGTCAACGCCTATAATTGAGTCAATGATGCTTGAGAAGTCCTCTTCCGTGTATCCCGTCAGTTCGAGCGGGATTTCTCCCGTGTCGATCTCCGCCAGCAAGTCCGCAAGCATGGTGTTGTTCATGTCTGCGAGTTCGGCGATACGGTTATCAGCTGTAAGGTCTGCGTATTCCTCCGCTTCGCTGCTATAATCCTGATATTCGACAGGTACTTTAGGGACATGCCGCTTGGATGGCGGCTGCAAGTCTTCCGTGGCCTTTTACCACGAATCCGCTCTGGCGGCTGATGGTGATGTTGTTTCTCCAGCCCGTCGCCTTGATGATCTTGGCGAGTAGCTCCACTTGTTTCTTACTGTGTGTGTTCGGGTTCTTCGGGTTGCCTATGACTTTCTCGATGTCCACAAGCTCGTCAAAAGAGCAAAACACGGGAATGTCCCCTATCATGGCTCTCGGCGTCGCTTGGGTCTTGTAGTCAGTCATTTGCATGACCTCCTCTGTCTGGGGTGTTGGTATGTATGTAAGCAAACATACTTACTTTGAGGGTGTTGCCGGTGGGGTTATATAGGATGTCGCATTTGCGAGGTAGTGCAGTCCGCACTTGGGATGATTGCCGGGGACGCGCCACAAGGGGTTTAATTCTTCCTCACGTGCGCTGAATTTGGTAGGGACTGTCCACGTCTGTCCGAAGGCTTCAACGCTCACAGGCGCTGTTCTCGTCGCTCCTGGGCGCACTCTTGCGTTGTACGCCGCTTGCCAGAATGCCCACGGGATTGCATAGAAGCGTTCCAGGCTGAAGCTCACGACGATGAGACCGATGGTGCCCGGCTCTTCCGTGAATTCGTCCATGTAGTCGGCTTGATGGGGTTGGACCTCATCAAAGCGGATGCTGTCAGAGCTTGTGTGCTTCGCCTCGATGGCGATGGGGATGTTGCGGTATCTTCCAAGGAAGTCTACGCCGCTCTTATGCTCGACTTTCACGTTGTATATTTTTCCTCGACCGTCCCGGAGAGGGATAAACTCGGTAGGTACCTTGTCGATACAGGCTACCTTATGCCGCTTGTATTGTTCATTGGCGAATCGGATAAACTGTTCGAGAGGCTGTCCTCGGTTTGCGTATCTAAAATCTTTCACGCTACGTCCTCCTTCAAGTCAAAAATAGGGGGGTGACACCATGTTTCCCCTTATATTGTGAGGTGTACGCAGTACACTGCTTGCTTAACGCTTTTTAAGACGTTGAATGGTCCTGACCGTGGTGCCCATGTGTTCGGCCAGTTGGGCGTTTGTCCATGTGGGATGGTCTTTCATCAGTTGCTTGAGGATTTGGGCTTTGTTGAGCACCTTCTCTTTCCGCTCCTGATTGTATTCCGCCATGGGACGTATGCCCTCAGCTCTGCGCTGTTGTTCTTTGAGCAGGAGGTTTCGTCTCCGCTTTTCCCCTGCGCCGATGATGGTCTCCATCTCTCTTTGCTCTTCGGGGGAAATGTCCAGCCAGTCAATGATCTTCCTGTTGGTGAGCATATAGCCCGCTCCCGGATATCCCATCGACTTAGCGAGTTCGTTTGCCTTGGCGTCAGATTTTGCGCTCCACGCCTTTTCTGCACTCTTGGTGGCTGTTATGACTTCCCGACGTGATAAAGGCTCTGTAAACTCGTCATTGAGGCTGAGAGTGTCCTCCAGCGCTTGTTCTGGGTCGTCTGTGTAGCAACAAGTGAAGTACCGATATAAAAAGCATATGTACTCTCGATGGTTGCGGACGTTACCGTCTCGGAGCCTTACGAGCTTGGCTACATCCCGCGCCCGGACAAGGTGGAGCGTGTACGTATTGAATAGCCGGATGATTTTTGGCTTTCTCCCCTTTTTCTTTTGGGGTTTGGGCGTGAGCTCCGGCAGGTAGTCGTATTGCAGCTCATTGATGTCATATCTGTAGCCGTGCCTGTATTGGGCTTTGACGGTTGTTTGGTTTTTGCTGTTGATGGTCCCCGCCAGACGAAAGATGCGCGCAGGGTCGGATGCTTTCATATCAGCTCCGAGGTCCTTGAGCGTATCGAGGAGATAATTCTCCACCGACCTCCACAGAGGCATGGCCAGATACGGTATGGGTACTATGTTCCACACCAATACCAGCCCTCTCCCTGAAAAGATGACCATATTCGGTTCCGGCATAATCTCACGGAAGTATTCGTGCTCCAGCTTGCCGAGCACCCATTCAGGCGTAAGGTTGAGGTTGTACACATCCATGTCCACATAAAGAGAGCGGAGCTGCCTGATGTTGTCGATTCGGCGCTGGGGCTTATAGAATGAGTTTTGTGAGTAGTACACGTCCTCGCCTGTCCATTCGGAGAGGCTTTCGGCCAGCTCTTCCGGTCTATAATGACGTTGGAGGAATTTCCGTGTATGAGGGTCTTTCCGTGCAAGGGTTATCCACCCATCGGCACATTGAGGATTGTGTTGGAATAGCAGTTGTTGCCTTGCGTGATCTATGTTTTTCGCAAGATTTTGCATTTTTTCTTCCCCCTTTAGTGGCAAAGGGGCGCAGGGTATGATATAATTTTATTATACAATTCAGGCGGATTTGTTTAATATCGAATCTGCACCCATTTGGAACAGTCCATTTGCTTGGCGGCTTGGGCTGTTCTTTTTTATTATCTTACCACTATGTTGGGGATAACGCTATAAATTAATCGAATTTTGTCTACATTACCGACCTTCTGTGATTATTCAGAGGGTTTTTCGTTGTTTTCGGGGGAAATTTGTTGTAATTCGAGGGGTTTTTGAATGCCTTTGCGAGGTCTGTAGAAACGCTCCCATTGAGCATGAAACCAGCGCTTCCATTGGCGGCACATACAGGTTGACTTGTCTTTCCTGTCGCAATCGGAGCAGGGGTACTCTTCCTTGCAGATGGCGCACCGCATTTGACCTTTGGGGATGGTCGCTCCGCAGATGGAGCAGCGATTTGCGGAATAATACTTCATTACGGCACCTCACTGTTAAATTTCTGATGGTTTGCTGTTATAATGCTGTATTTATTATAGCACTTTTTCTGCAAGTTTCAAGGCAATTTCTGTAGTTTTTGCCAATGACCTTTTGATTTACTGTGCTTCTTTCTCCCAATATGAGCTCTCAAGGGCGGCTTTGAAGAACTCATCGGTGTCGAATGAGCTGCTTGCTTGACCGTTGTCGTCGGTGAAGTTGCCTTCGAGCACCTTGGCCACGTTGTCGGGGTTGGTGAGCCAGTCAAACGTGGCTTTCCAGCGTCGGGGGTTTTGCCCATTGAGGAATTTGGAGGATTCCGCGATCCTGAAGCATTGCAGCATCTGCTCCATGGTGAACGTCTTCGATAGTTCCTTTACGGCTACCGTGCGGTTTTCCGTGATGTATTCAACAGGAGGGAGTGATGGGCAGGTTCGATTGTAGAGGTCCACAAGCTGCTCCGTGGGCTCTTTTCCCCTATCTATATCAAAGTTTGTATTATTATTTTGTAATGTAGGCGGTAAAATTTCTTTACCGGGGGTCGGTAAAATTTCTTTACTACCCCCGTTAAATTTTTTTACCGGGGGTAAAATTTCTTTACCCCCCTCCTCAGACGGTCTGATGGCGCGGTATCGGACAAAAAGTACACCGTTGATGACCTCTTCACGCTTTTGGAGGTATCCCTTTTCGACGAGCTCCTTGAGGGCATTGATGACAGTTGGCTTGCTGGTGCCTCCCGTGAACTCGCAGAGGTATTGGATTCTTCCTCGGTATTCATTCTCCCCGCCCTGTGAAAAACCGTAGATGATGGCGTATAAGCTCAGCTGTATGCCCTTGAGGCCGAGGCGGTTTATCATCCACCCCTGGACGGTATAGTAGTTGCTGTCTTCGACTTTGCCCTTATTCATGGTTAGCCTCCTCCCAATTTGAGAAGCTGGCGCTGCAGCTGATGCATGGTTCTTCCGTCAGCAACGCGCCTCGGTGCTTGCAGTCGTCGCAGGTGTGCATATCCATCACCAGTTCGGCAATGAATTGAGGGCCTATCATATCGGAGCCTATAACGCGTTTTTTCAGCCTCCAGCCTTCTTTTAAGGCGTCGTTGACCTTTCTGTCGAAGTCGTCGGCTTTTCGTTCATAGATGGTCTTGATCTGGGTCATGATGGGGAATCCTTTCTC